TCAAAACTTGTGCTTTTTGTGTTTTCAAAAGGTGCTGTGCCACCACCCTTTGCGCCACCGCCACCACCTATTGCATTGGATATTGAGATTTGCATTGACATACCTTACTTCTTTTTAAAAGGAAAAGCTCTATTCAAAGAGTCTCTACGCTCGTCGCACCCACAGTCTTCAACTCCTAATGCTTGAGAAACTTTGTTAACCACAGTCTTTATACCTGTAGCCCTTGTAAATTTCTCTACACTATCGCCAAGCCCTCGGCTAGGTTGATTGAAAGTCGGTTTGCGTTTATAGGCCATTGCTAATTTTTATTTCTTTGTTTACGATTTGCTTTGTTTACTTTTCGCCTATTTTTTCTTACTTCTTTTTTATCTGCCCTATATTTTTCACGAGCTTCCTTACCTCTTGTTACAAACTTACCATCTTTTGCGACAGTGGTTTTAACTTTCTTTCCGTCTTTATATGTGATTGTCTTTACCTTCTTAGGTGTAACCTTAGAAGCATAGCCGGTGTTTTCATTCCTTGAAAAGTTTTTCGCTTTTTTCTTGGCTTTAGAGATAGGCTGTTTTTCGTCAGTGTATCTACCAACAGCAGGTACGTTAACCTGTTTAAGGTTTTGCGTTTTGATTTTCTTTTTTTTCCTAGGCTTCTTTGGAGTCTCTCCCGGATTAATAGATACCGCCAAGGGGGTTGCTAAATCTCTTTTGTATTTCATTGTTATACGTTTTTAAACATTAACTTACTGATGAACTTGTTCCAAGTTTTTTTACACGTCAAGCCAAAGGAAATTATTTTATTTCCCAACCATACTAAAGCCTTTCCCATTACTTACGGATTAACTTACCTAGGTGTTCGTGAACCTTTCCGTCCTTGATGCACTTGTGCTCGTAAGACATTGAGTGATCTCCACCATAAGCGTGACCGTAATCTTTTTTAGACATTGCCTTAGACTCATCTCTACGAGACTTCATTGACTGACTGTGAGCACCCTTGTGCTTCATTCCTAATGACTCATCGAGTCTTGCGTTGTATCCTTGCATAATTATTTGTTTTTACAAATATACTAATATTTTCCTTGACGATTTTTTGGTGAGCTCTTGGTTGAACCACCCTTCCCTGCCCATAGATTCTTACACGCCCAATAACGTGCAGTAAGCTTGGACTTGGCAGTACCGCACTTGTGGCGTGCCTTGAATGACTTACGTGCTGCAGCAGAATAGTTGTGGCCATAGCCCTTGGCACCAAAGTGAATTAACTTCTCCTTGCCACCCTCACAGGCTTTCACCATTCTTTTCTTGCCGGGTCTGTCTGATGCGACAACCCGATTACACTTCATCTTACTCTTGCTAGCCATATCTTTAAATTAAAGCCTCTGTAGCCCCTGTAATCCTTTTAAGCCCTTTATGGTTATCCTCTTTCTTTTTTTCTTTGGCTTCTTAGGGACTCTCTTCTCTAGACTAGATAGTCTGTCAACAACAGCATTACGGAACACTATGTCGTTCTTTTCCTTATCAGTAAGCTCTTTCTTTTTATCAGCCATTACTTGGTGTATTGTTTTGTGACCCTGCCTGCAGGGGTATTAGACACCACCTGCTGACCTTTACGACCAAATCTCTTTTTACGTTTAGCTGTAGCTGCACGCTCTGCCTTAGTCATACTCTGAGCCTTCTTTAATGGCAAGCATCTATCAGGGTTCTTCTTGTTCTTGCTTGTACCGCAAGCACCCTTGATTGATCCGTCAGTTCCTATACGAACCCACTTCTCATCTCGCCACTTCTTAAGCTCACCCATATTAGTATGAGGACTTCATTTTTTTCTCCATGCCATAACCGGGGTTATTCTTCATAGAGCCATTCATAGTCTTTGCAAACTCGGCAGCTTGAGCTTTCCCTACTGCATTATAAGGAAATACTTTAGTTTTCATTTTTCCTGTGTTTCCACACTTGTACTTTACTGTTGGCATAATTAATTGTTTTTATTTTTTTTTGCGATAAACTTTGCTTTAGGATCAGCCGCTGTTACTTTTGGATTATTATCTATTCCATAGATAACACTTTGCATACCTAGGTTATTACTCTTCTTACCATTCCCTTTTCGAGGCCGGTTGCCTTTGCCCATCTTGCTCATTTCTTCTTTTTAGATTTGCTGTGCATAGATTTTAGCATTCGGTCAATCTTTGCAGCCTGACCCTTGTGCATTGCAGATGCTTTCTTTAGCTCTGCTGAAATTGTTTTTAGTTTCTTTGCGTCCATAGTTATTTCTTTTTTGACCCCTTCGCATAGTTAGGGTCTTTACAATATTTGCTTGCAGCCATATTAGCATATGCAGATGGATAGGTGTCAAAGGTTCTCTTGGCCCAAGCAATCCCTGCCGGACAAATCTTATTACCCTTCTTCTTTACTCTACCACTCTTAGCCATTACTAATTACCCATTTGTGCGTTCTTGATTCTCTGAGCTCGTGCTGAGAATGCATTCTTCTGAGCCTGCTGTGTAGGTGTCCTCTTAGGTATTGGTTTTTCATTACCACCCTTAGATGCACACTCAGCCCTACTCATTTTAACAGTAGTGCTCTTGTCTGTCTTTAGGTCAGTAATTGTTTTAGTACATTTACTAGGGTTGTACTTTATGTACTTACCACCCTTTGTCTCTGCCATCCCTTTTGATTTAGGGCCGCCTTTCATCATCTTTGCCATAACTTTTTTATATTTACACAAATTTACAAAATAAAATTTAATGAAATCAGATTACCTAAAGTATTGGAGGGTCATACGTCAGTTCATCAAGTCTAAGTATGGGCTCACACAGGCAGACCTTGATATGTTATTGTTCCTCTACACAGAGGACTACTTCTCTAAGGATAAGTTCCAAGAGTTTAATGAGCTACTAAGTTGGGATGTTACACGCTTCGATAGGCTAAGGCGTGATAAATGGATCGAGGTATTCAGAAAGAATATGGGAAAACGAAAGGCACTGTACACACTCTCGTATAAGACCAAGCGAATGATTGACTCGCTATACAAAAAACTAAATGGTGAAGAGATACCTACCTCACCATCAAAGAATCCTATGTTTAAGCGTAATGTAAAATATTCAGATAAGGTCTATAGAAACTTTATCAAGGAAATGAATGCGTCTATAAGACAACAACGACACGAATAGTTATTTTGATTTTAAGTCGGAATATTTTTTAATATTCTTAACCGCCTTCTTCTCCATACGATTGGCCTTCTTAAGATTGCCTTTGTCTAAAGCTTTTGAATACTTAGACTTCTGCTTCATCGCTTTCTTTTTAAGATTGCTTGCTTTCTTTTTTTCTCTATCCTCAACATTTATAGAACGGTTTTCTTGTCTTGCAGCCTTTTTAAGAAGTCTATCAGCTTTCTTTTCTCTACCTTCATCTACTGCTACTTTACCTCTATATGCTGTATTGTCTGATTTCATACGAAGCTTTTGAGACCTCTTAAGCTTGTCAATGTCTCGGTTCTTGAAAGGGATGCTGTTGTAGTCGTGCATAATTATCTTTTTACAAAGATAATGAAATTAAATAACCACTACCACGTCACGCTCCTGAATGATGGTATAAGGCTTGTCGTTAATAATCATAGTGTACCCCGACCTCTTGTCGTAGTATATCATATCACCCTCACTGATAACTGATACGTCACTGCCCGGCTTTACAACCTTGCCCTTCTTGTACCTGAAGCTACCCGCATCCTCTGCAGATAACAATAACCCTGATGAGGTCTTTACCTCCTCATCAATGGTCTCAATAACTATATTCTTTCCTATAGGTTTCATCCAAACTTTTTTAATAACACCAACAATAGTATAATACCTACAACACCTAGGTAAAACAACCCACCCCATAAAGCATAGCGAAGAATTGTTCTTCGATTATACAGCCGCTTCTTATACAGCTCACGAATACTTTTCCCTAGGTCAGCGTCATTTGGATATGCATCCATAAGCTTCTTGATTATACTCTCTCTCATCTCTATTTTTTATTAGCCACTATCACAAGTGCAACAACAAAAGCGGCAACTATTAACACCACCTCTGTCATTGTGCCTCATATGTTCTAGCCATTGTAACAATAGCGTCAGTTGATAACATCGTCACCGCAACACTTACTGCGTTCTGAAGTGCTGTACGTGTAACCTTCACCGGGTCAATGACACCCATCTTGTATAGGTCCCCAAACTCACCCGTCTTTACATTGTACCCCATTGAGCCTCCAACCTTGTCAGTGTCCACCGTCTCGTGGGTAAGCCCTGCGTTGTTGAATATCTGCGTCATAGGTGATAGCAGGGCACAGCTTAAAATTGCGTAAGCAATTTTTTTCGAACCTGAAATGTCACTATCATTATGAGACAGCAGTCGCTCACACTCATCGTGGAGTGCCACCCCTGAGCCCGGAAGGATACCCTCCTCCATAGCTGATCGCACAGCACACACCGCATCATCCACTCGGTCATACAGCTCCTTCTGCTCTAGGTCAGTGTTACCACCAACATATATCACACCGATGCCTCCTGTCAAGGATGCTATCCTCGTAAGGATAAACTCCTTCTCCTGCTTGTGTGGGTTGTTGTCGTGCTGTACCCACAGCTCAGCAACACGCTCCTCTATCTCAGCGTTGTTACTGTCATCATCCTTGAGGATGACCGTTGAGTCCCTCCCAACTATCACCTTGGAAGCGTGACCCAAATCGCTAAAGTTAATTAGACTCAAGTCATCCCCTGTCTTCTCTGAGAAGTATGTGGCCCCAACACTCAATGCAATGTCCTGCATCAGCTCGTGCTGCTTGTACCCGAAGTTGGGCGGTGCTATATTACACATACTCAATTTACTTTTCATAACATTCGCAGCCAACGTGTTTACAACATTAGTGCTAGCAGGTGCCACAATAAGTAGCTTCTTCCCACCCTGTATGATTGGTTTCAATACGTTCTCGATCTGTAGGATGTTTGATATCTCAGCGTCACTCACCAAGATATATACGTCCTCCATTATGCACTCATCACGCTTGTGGTTGTTTATAAACATCGGAGAGGTATAGCCCCGGTCAACCTTTACACCGTTAGTCACCTCTGAGTATGTCTCACTCGTCATTGACTTCTCCACCGTCACTATCCCATTCTCCCCCACCTCGGTGTGGACCCCCGCAATAATCTTTCCTATCTCCCTGTCATTGTTCGCAGAGATAGTAGCCACATCAAGAAGCCTCTGCTTAGTAACCTTCTTGCTCTTCTTCTTCAAACTAGCAACAACATCATCAGTCAAAGATACCATATGTCTGAACACATCAACACGGCTCACGTCAGGGTTGTCGTTCAACATACTGATACCATTTGTAACTAATGCCTCTGTCAATACTATTGAGGTGGTGGTACCATCACCCGCACTCGTGGCGGTCCTGTCTGCAGCCTCACGCATCATACGTACAGCTAAGTTCTCTACCGGGTCCAATAGGTCAATGCTCTTGGCAACAGTTACACCATCCTTGGTTACTGTTATCCCGTGTGTGTGATGAGGTGACTCAATGAGCACAGTGTTACCACTAGGACCCAACGTGCTCTTCACAGCGTTAGCCATCTTTGTTATACCTCTGATTAATTTCTTTTGTCCCTCTGATCCGAAGTCCAAGTTCTTGGGGGTAAACCCCAACTGATTACTACTCATAAGATTTGATTTAAATGTTTGCCACAAAGATAACAAAATATTAGTATGCCACAATGCCGAATCTTTTCTTCCCCTATCTCTCTCTCTATTTCCCTTTTAACGTGTAACTTTTTCTTGTGGTCAAATCGTTTTTGAAATCGACATTTTCGACACTACTATTGATTATCAGTTAGTTAGCTTATTAATATCGACACTAAATCGACACTAAACTATAAATAATCGACACTAATAGTAAAATATCAACACTAATATTTAATATATATATACAAAAAAAGACCCTCAACTAGGAGGGCCTTAATCATCAATCATCAAATCAAAATAGATTAGAACATCTTTCTCATCTCTTTTCGCATCTCTGCCATCTCAATTCCATTAGCAATACACTGCTCCTTGTATAGGTTCTTTTTCATTCTTCGAAGGTTAGCTGCCTCCTGAATTCCTGTCATTCCATCCGGACGCTCATTAATCAAACGACCCTGCTTTATACTTAGACCGTCAACATAGTTTGATGTCTTTGGGTCCCTGTTCATCTTGTCCATCATAGTTCCTTTTTTAACAAAGGTACAAAATTTTTTCAGATGCCTATAGTGTTTGGGTTCTATATGGCTACACGCGCTGCACCCCCTTTTCGGAAACGGATATATTTGACCTACCCCCCTGTGCGTTTGCGTGGGTTACTGTGGATTTTTTGACGTTTTTATAGGTTCACCTGCGTGAACCATACCCTATAACCCTTGCTACGTCTAGTATCCTTGCTACATCCCTTGTTCCTTTGACCTTCCCCCTACCACTTACCCCTATACCCCTTATACTATGGGGGATACATAGAGGGAAGGTATAACCCCTCACCCGATTTCATCCCCTCTAAACAATTCCTAGAGCATTGCTAGAATGTAAACCCTTCTGTATCATAGTATAGGCAAAGGATGTAGAGGATTTAAACTTTGGCATAGCATTTGCACTAGTGCTAATCAAATAATAATCATTTAATAATAAACATTATGAACAATTCAAAGAAGGTATACATTGTATGGGGCAATCAAGATGGTAACATTGGAGTATTCACGAACAAGAAACTAGCATATGAAAGATGTGTAGAGTATATGAGTTACAATCCCGAAGCTAAGCTATTTAGTTACTCAAAGTTTTGTAAGAACATTAATAATAGCAACTATTCATATATACACGATGATAGAGGTGTAGAAACAAATACTGAGGTAAGTACATTCTATCTCAATCACTAGGTTCACCCGAGTGAACCACCGCCTCGCTAGGAAACTAGCGGGGTTTTGGTGGTGAGAGGAGTTTGGCACACTATTTGCAATATCCATAATCAAATAATAATCAATTAATAAATACAATAAAAACAAATAGACATGAGAAAGATAACAATAGAATCAGTAAACGCATTTATGAATGCGAGAAAATTTAAGAAGTCAAATATGGAGGTAGTCGTATTACCGAACGTAACAATGCTAAAACTATTCGGCAATAATATTGCGTATAGATACAACAATCCCGAGAGGACATTGAGTATTACCACTTCAGGTTGGAAGTCAGTAACAACGAAAGAGAGATTGAATGGAATCCCGGGAGTAAACATAAACCAAAAGAATTGGGTATGGTATTTGAATGGAGAGGAGTGGGATGGTGGCTTAGTAGACATACAATAATTAATTAACTAATCAATAAAATCAAGTAAAATGAACGAATCAATTAAAATGCACACACAGAAACTAATTAAGAACCCAAACACTAAAACTACTTATCTTCTAGATGAGGAAAAATCAAGCGTGATAGATGAGAGACAATACCACAATATAACTTGTGATGATACCCTAAAATGGTTCAGAAGATTAGGAGGTTCTGAGACTGCGGAACGCAACTACACAAAGCTAGGGTATAGAGTTGTAAAACTTACTAGCACCTCGCCCAATAAAGAAATGAAAACCATTAGAACGTTTTCTTTTCACGTGAATAAATAACCAACATAACGAATTATAAACCAATTAAATCAAGTAAAATGAACGAATCAAAATTTTGGATTAACGACACCACTCAAGTAAACTTACTAGCACTTCTTTTAGATGTGGATGAGGACGAGCACAACGCAGTAATCACCTTGCACCTATCTGATGACATTGATAGTAGTGATAGTGACCTAGTAAGGTACATTGACAACTACCTAGAGGGTTTACAAAGATAGGTTCACCCGAGTGAACCTCCTCAAGTACGCTCATATCCTTCGGGGTATGGGCTTGAGGTGGTAGAAACCAATAAAATTAAACGTTATGATAAAAGACTCGCTTTACTACAATATGATGAAGGTATCTTCTCTATGTTTTACCCTTCTATGCGTACTAAGTACAATCGTATGCTACAATCCGATGTTAATTTTATTAACAAGCATATGCACAACAGCATTCATATACTTCAGACATAAGGAAAAGAACCACTAGGTTCACCCGAGTGAACCTCCTCAAGCACCTCGATTCAGAAAAGGATCGGGCTTGAGGTGGTAGAAACCAATAAAATTAATACTATGAGAGGATTATTTGAGCCATCGTCAAGGCTAGTTGACGCAATCATTCTACTGAGTCCCATTGCAGTGGGTGTAGGAGGGTATCACATTGTTTGGTACATCCTACTATCATAGAGTGAATCTAGTTTACACCTTGCCTCACTATCTTCGGGTAGTGGGGATGAGGTGGTGAAAAGAGTTTGGCACGACCTTTGCAGTAGTGCTAATCAAATACTAATCAAATAAAAGTTATGAACAAATCAATTCAGTTAGTCACATTACCTAATGGGATATGTGCAATACACATCGAGACGGCAACTAAGATTGAGGTAATGACATTACCTAGTGTAGAGGAAGCATACGAGTGTATACTAAATTCAAATGAACTATGTGCAATGGCTTTGGAGAATCCAATGCTTGATGCAATGTTAACCAATTTAATATCAGAGATATGAACGGATGGAAAGAAGCAGTAAATCAAGAGTTTATCGATAACCTTATCGATGAGTTAGAAAGATTAAAGTATAATTATAAGGTCTATGGTGGTGGGGAAGAATACTACCAAGAGGTAGGTAGGATTGTATGTGCAGAGATACAAGCCACATACGATAAGGATGTTGAATTATAAATAAATAGATATGAACACAAAAGAAAACAACAAGATGATTGCAGAATTTATGGGGATGCAACAGACTGACATTGGTTGGTATGACAATGAAGAAACATTGCAACTACGAAACAATACATTTGACGAACTACAATACCACAAAGAATGGAATTGGTTGATGCCTGTAGTAGAGAAGATAAATAACATTTTAGATGATGATGATGAGTTTGTATATAGCGTAAACATACATCCAAGCAAAGTTACAATATACTATGAGAATTACGACCGTATTTTTGTAAGCAATGAGCATGGAAGTACAACGAGAGAGATGCTATACAATGCAGTAGTAGAATTTATAAACCAATACAATAAGAATGAAAGCACAGATTAAATTTAGGATGCCCGATGGTAAGGATTGGTATGTGAACAAGACGTTCAATGACCGACAACACCTTGACAACTATATGAGCAAGGTTGAGAGAGACAAGGACTGCTTTGTAGATGAGGTATGGTATGATGAATCAGAGGTTCACTCGAGTGAACCTCATAAAACAAATAGAAGGGAAGCCGAAAACTTCATAGAGTAGGCAACAAATCAAATCAATAATCAATGACTAAATTAATTTTTATGTGGATGGTTCTATCGGGAGTGGTAGAGCCAATGAATGAGCAGAATGACGATCGTGAATTGTATGTTCTACACCTAGAGAATGCGGAGGGGAAGCCAACGGCTATGGAACATGCATACAAAGAAGAAATCTATGAGTACATAGAGAGTGGTTCATTCGAGTACAACGATGCCTTACCTATCGTGAATGACTAGGAGGCGAGTGGTAGACATCGAGATTCAGATGATAAGACAAGGTCTATGGGTGGTAAACATCGACAGAGGGAATGACATAGGGATATATGCATTCTCATCAAGACAAGAGGCAAGTGACTTCATTATGACGAATCAAGAACTAGAGGAGTATTGGGATAGATTCCTAGCACAACTAAACTAATTTACAAATCAGAGGTTCACGCAAGTGAACCTCACAACACCAATCAAATGAGATACACAATTAAACTACCACAAGACCAACAAGACATCGTTGTAGATGCTCTTGAGACCTATCAAAAAGCCATTGAGAGTTTATGCCCTACTGAAAATGAGACCATCTCAAATACACAATTTGACTTGTATAGTCTGATTGGAATGTTCAAGGACAAAGAGATTGAGATACGCATTGAGATGGATGAGGAGATACACAATTCATTCGTTCATAGAGGACATAATGTTGACTTCCCAATATACGATTAACTAAAAACAAATAGAAATGAACACACAAGAAAACAATAAGATGATCGCAGAATTTATGCAGTTACCAACAGAGATATTTCAACCAAGAGGTATAATAAATTATGGTATAGATGATAGTTGGTATGAAGAACACGAACTATCCTACCATCTCTCTTGGAATTGGTTGATCCCCGTAGTGGAGAATTGTCTTGAGAGATTAGATGCTATAGACAACTCGGCTAACGAAATCAAAAGACAATTGTTGGTGTGTAATCTGAGAGGTGTGCACACTGCAGTAGTAGAATTTATAAAACAATACAATAAAAACCAATAGATATGAGTACATTTAATTTACAATACCCTCAGACCAATATGAGTTATGAGGATGACAATGGGAACACGAGGTTCGTTACGGACTTCAAAGGATTCACAATGCTAAGGGCGGTAAGTATGTATAGCACCAATGATATGTGCAGAGGTAGAGCAAAGATGTATATAGATGAGGATACCGATGTTGATGTGAAGACATCAATGAGGTTTGGAGAAGGTAGCTTTATGTCTGCGTTATTACGTGGAGACCTACTCGATGCCATGAGAAAGGCAGACGAGGGAAACTACCAAGCATTAGTACAAGGTTTAATTAAAAAAGAGATAGAGATATGAAACCACACACTAACATAGTAGATTGGCTAGACTATTGGGATAGCTTTGATCTAGAGAGATACATCCTATATCTGAAACTGAAGAAAGACTTTGGCACGTATATTGCAGATGACATAACCAAACAATAATAAAATCATAATCAAATGAGAGAACTAAATGAAGATGAACAAGGATTGAGAAACCAAATAGACTCATACCAAGATGACCTAGAGATAATCAGAAACAAGTTTGTTTTTAACGAACACAACCTCAGTCCAAGAGAACTGCTTGAGCATACGATATCTAGATTGAATCACCTAGGTGTAATGCTAACCCAAGAAATTGCAGAAGACTATGAGTGATAGAGAGAACTTCGTAAGGATAGCAATGGCTATCATCAAGAAAGACTATCCGTTCAGACCACAGAGGTTGGCGGTAGCAAGTAAGATGTACTCACGTTGGGTTAAGCGTAACAAGATGCAGATAGACATCCGTTCAAACAAGTCATTGTATGTGACGATAGGAAACTATACATACTACATTGATGACTCAACGAACGAGCAGATAATTGACAAGTGGAATAATAAATCAGAGGTTCACTAGGGTGAACCTCACAAATCAAATCAAATGAGCAAATCAAAATCAAAGGAGGTGGACAATGGTGTTCACCCAACAATTAATAACATCCTGCAATCATTCATTGTGGTTGCAGGAACAAAATCAAATGACAATGACAGAGAAAGAAGAAGCGTGTGATGTATACGCAAAGAGGGTAGCCAAGCTATTCAGTGTGAAGGAGAAGGACATCTTCAAGAAGAAGAAGACTCAAGATATTACTGATGCAAGGCAACTGCTATACTACCTATGCTCGAAGAGACCTATGAGAACCGTAGAAATCCAAAGGTATATGAAGTCTAGAGGTTATGACATCGGTCACTCATCAATCAGATGGGGACTAGCAGCGGTGAAGAGAAAGATTGAATATGACAGAGACTATCAGTCGGTGATTGAAAAGTTATCGTGATGTTAGAGATATTCAATCAAGCAAGTAGAGACCACTCCGCAGTACGTATGGATAGCGGAGAGCATCAAGGGTTTATCTCCTATGGAATAAAGATTATTAAGGATCGTCACAACAAGGTCACCATCTTGAACACTAACAAGGGTGAGTATTACGAAGAGATAAGTGACGATGAGTATGACATATTCAGAGAGAAGGGTTGGCTTTGTGGAATATATACACTATCTTTGTCAAGCTACAAAAGAAAGCTTGATGGAATCACAAGGCGAATTACCGATGAGGTAAACGGAAGGAGACGCAAGAAGGTTCTTGTATCTCTGAAGCAAGAGAGAGATATCTTCTCAAGCAAATATTTTAAGGTGAATCAATTATTAATTAAATCAAATCAAGATGGCAAACGCTAAAAAGAAATCAGTGTTCGAGACACTGAACGCAATCAACGTCAATGGACGTACAGAAACTAAGAACGGACTCACATACCTATCGTGGGCTTGGGCTTGGGCAACCGCAAAGGAACACTATCCCGAGGCAACATACACAATCTATGAGGATGCAGATGGATTGTTCTATCACAGAGACCACCGATCTGCGTGGGTAAAGACCGGGGTAAGCATACAAGGTATCGAACACATCGAGTACCTACCTGTAATGGACTTCCGTAACAACTCAATACCCCTTGAAAAGATTCAGTCAACTGACGTGAACAAGGCAATACAACGTAGCCTTACCAAGGCTCTTGCTCGTCACGGTCTAGGTCTGTATGTATATGCGGGTGAAGACCTACCCTCAGTAGAGAAGGAGCAACCAAAGAAAGAGACAAAGGTTGAGGTCAAGGGTATACCCGATGACAAGATGATGGATATGCTTAAGTATGTAGCAGAGAACAAGGAGCTAGGTCTCCGTCAGTTGGTTGCTAACATCGAGCAGAAGTACCACGTCACCAAGGCACAAGAAAAGGAGATTGCTAAGGTATTAAAATCCAAGTAATGAGTAGCGTTATAGAACTACTCCGTGATGACCAAGAGTATTACGGAGGGGTAGGTAAGCAGTACCTATCCAACTCAGACATTGGAACACTGCTAAAGACTCCCGACCAATTCGGTGTCTCACGTCCCGACAACAAGAACTTTGCAGAGGGTAGATACTTCCATCAACTAATCCTTGAGCCCGAGAAGGCAGAGGACGTGGTGTGGGTAGACTCTGCATCTAGGAACACCAAGGTGTACAAGGAGTTCATTGCTAACAGTGATCTTGAGGTGGCACTACTACGTACAGAGAAGGAGACCATTGACGCATTGGTAAAGAAGATGCTAGGCAACATTGACTTCTTTGAGTTAATACGTGCAGAGGGTAACATCTATGAGCAACCCAATGTAGTTACTTACAAGTGTGGAGAAAGCTTTACGCAGTGGAAAGGAAAGGCAGACATCATCCATAAGGACTACGTGATAGACCTTAAGACAACGTCAAGCATTGATGACTTCAAGTGGAACGCAAGGAAGTACAACTACGATAGCCAAGCATACATATACCAACAACTATTCGGTAAGCCGATGATGTTCTTGGTCATTGAGAAGCAGTCGGGTAGGATGGGAATGTTCACCGGTGGTGATGAGTTCTATCAGAGGGGTAGAGACAAGATGCACAAGGCAATAGAGATATACGATAAGTTCTTTGGTGACAACTCCGAGTTAGACATTAATAACTACTACGTAGAGCAAGAGATATAACACAGATACCTAGCACACGATGTCTCCAATGTATCGTGTGTCGGGTTTTATTTTAATCATTGGAACAAAACAATTTATATTATGTCACAAGACGAAAAAGTTTTTGCAAACGGATTCTCTTTCAAGAGAAGAGAGAACGCCCCCGAATTTGTAGTGGGTAGACTATCACTAAAGGTTGACGATGCTATGGCATTTGTCAAAGAACATATGAGTGATGGTTGGATCAACCTAAATGTAAACCAAGCACGTAGTGGAAACTACTACGTTGAGTTGGACACCTACAAGCCTAAGGAAGAGGTCACTGCTCCTAAGAAAGCGGAGTCAGATGGCCTACCATTCTAATTCTTTTTTGATTGGTTCAGCTCAGGGGAGGAGACTCCCCTTTGTTTTCCAATCTACTGTGTCGAATGTCAAAAAATGTAGTTCCTATATAGACTATATATATTTTATTACTCTTTTATTTTTTTTATATCTAGGATAGAGAATAAAAATCGACATTATCGACACTAACTCTGATAATCAGAGAGTTAACATTTAATTATCGACATCAAAACGACACTAAGATGACATCAAACATCACAATATTTAAAAGTATAAAGGATACAGACACCCCTTTCTATAGACCGATAGATAAAATCCTAGAGAGAATCAAGGATGGCTCATCGAAAGACCTAGTAAAGAGTATCCGCTCAGAGAAGAGCAAGGGTGAGCGTAACGAACTAAAGAAGAGACTACCTGCGGTATGTTTCAGTGGTACATTCAACAAGAGGAACGACTCCTCTATCATCGAGCATAGCGGATTCATATGTTTAGACTTCGATGGATATGAGAAGCAGAAGCAACTACTTCAAGACAAGGAATCAATCAGTAAGGACAAGCACGTATACTCAGTGTTCATATCCCCATCGGGGAATGGACTCAAGGTATTGGTAAAGATACCCCAAGAGATTGAGAATCACGTTAGCTACTTCAACTCATTGGAGAAGCACTTCAGCTCTCAGTATTTTGACAAGACCTGCAAGAACATATCCCGTGTATGCTACGAGTCCTACGATCCATTGATATATGTAAACGAGAACTCAAGCATATGGGACACGCTTGAGGAGATAGAGTACAAGGAGATTATCCAACACCAAGATGCACCAACGATACCAATCACTGACGAGAACAAGGTGGTAGATATATTAGTTAAGTGGTGGACAAAAAAGTATCCAATGGTAGAGGGGCAACGTAATCAGAATGTGTTCATCCTAGCGATGGCATTCAATGACTACGGAATCAACAAGAGCCTAGCGGGATATGTACTCAATCAGTTTGAGACAAAGGACTTCTCTCTATCGGAGATATCAAGGACTATTGACTCGGCATATAGCAACACACATAACTTCGGCACCAAGTATTACGAGGACGAGGATGCCATCAACAATATCAAGCAGAGTTTGAGGAGGGGTGTGTCAAAAAAGGAGGTTCGCCATCAGTTAGAGGAGTCAGACTTGGATGGTGCAACAATAGACTCCGTACTCAATAGGATAGAGGAAGACAATACCAAGCAGATTTTTTGGTCAAAGAACGACAAGGGTACAATAAAGATTGTGCATATACTATTCAAGGACTTCTTAGAAGACAATGGCTTCTACAAGTATTGTCCCGAGGGTAGTAAGAACTATGTGTTCGTGAAGGTTACCAACAACCTTATCGACCACACCTCAGAAAAGGAGATAAAGGACTTCGTTCTGCAACACGTTATAGACCTAGACGATATGTCTATCTACAACTACTTCGCAGACCAAACGAGACTCTTCCGTGAGGAATTCTTGACACTGCTATCTACGATTGACATCTACTTCATTGAGGATACCAAGGACACAGCCTATCTATACTACAAGAACTGTGCGGTTAGCATCACCAAGGGAGAGGTTACACCTATAGACTACCTTGACTTGGGTGGATATGTATGGAAGGATCACGTCATAGATAGGAACTTCAAGATATGTGATGGTAGTGATAGTGTGTACCGCAAGTTCATCTCAAACATCTGTAGTGGAAACTCTAAGCGTGTGCTATCTATGGAGTCAACGATAGGTTTTATGTTACACGGACACAAGAACCTATCATACTGCCCCGCAGTGATACTAAATGACGAGGTGATAAGTGATAACCCCGAGGGTGGCACCGGCAAAGGAATCTTTATGAATGCCTTGGCACAGATGAAGAAGGTTGTTACCATTGATGGTAAGTCATTTACTTTTGAGCGGTCATTTGCATACCAACTTGTGAGTGCAGACACGCAGATACTTGTCTTCGATGATGTGAAGAAACACTTTGACTTCGAGAGGTTGTTCAGTGTTGTTACAGAGGGACTGACATTGGAGAAGAAGAACAAGGATGCTATCAAGATACCATTCAGTAAGTCACCTAAGATTGCCATCACTACTAACTATGCTATAAAGGGTGCGGGTAATAGCTTTGCGAGACGTAAGTGGGAGCTTGAGCTACACCAACACTATAGCAAGAACTTCACACCGTTGGATGAGTTTGGTAAGCTTATGTTCGGTGATTGGAACGATGAGGAGTGGTGCTTCTTTGACAACTATATGATCGGTTGCCTACAGATGTATCTAAACAAGGGACTACAGAAGAGTGTGTTCGTAAACCTAAAGATTCGACAGCTCTCTGCCGAGACAACCCACGACTTCATTGAGTGGTGTGGACTGATAGAGGGACAGCAGTCTAACAGAAATCTACAGACGGGCGTAAAGCTATACAAGCAGGACCTATACTTTGATTTCGTGCAGGAGTATCCCGACTATGGGCCGAAGGCAAAGATGACAATCTCAAGGACAAAGTTCTATCAATGGTTGGTGTCATACGCACTGTTCAAGGAGGGCGTTCAACCCGAGGAGGGGAGAGATTCTCAGGGTAGATGGATAATAATCAAGATGGCTCCGAAGGTAGAGCCACAACAAAAACTAATTTAATATGGAAGATAGAGAGTTTTGGGCATATGATTTTATGCTAGAAAAAAAGTTACTTAAATGGATAAACAATCAGAATGGTGTATTAACTAGGAAAGATATATATGAATACGCACAAACCATAGGCGTCCCTGATAGAACACTTTCAGATTGGTTAAAGAAATTTGTAAAGACTTCTAGGTTATACAGAATAAAGCAAGGTCATTACATTAGTATAAACAACTAAATAAAATAAAATGGACAGAAAACCACACAGCTTACAGGTCGTTCGATACGAATATAATGGAAAGGATATAGTAATCAAGCAGATAAAAGCCTTAGACGAAAAGGGAAAGTATATAAAGTTTGTAAAGCTTGAAAAGGTTATGCCCTATCTATCGAAGATGCCTATTACATTTAAACAATATGAGTCAAAGGGAGGACTCTAAATCTCCCAACAATTTAAATCAAATACAATGAAACAATTAATTCTATATGCATCAATGATGCTAACCCTTACAACCCTAGCTCAGTGGGAGACTGAGTATTATGTAGATGACTTCGGTGATAAGACCGGAGAGAGCTTTGAATACTTTGATGCTGTCGGTGTATTCAGTAACTCTGCAACCACCAATAGCCCCTGCGGGTTTCTTATCAAGCACGATGAAGGTGATAACTACTCAGTGTCTATCTATCCTTACAACAGAACAACGAGAGAGCGATGGATCAATAACTCATACCAAACGGTAATGATTAAGATACCATCGGGAGAGATTAGAGAGATTAAATGCTTCTGCTACAACAAGGGTATGGTTCTTTTCTCTGATGATGAGTATCCACTATTCAATGACGCAATATCTAAGAGCGGAAACTACACCTTCCTGATGAGGTATGAGGATGACTATAGTGAGTCCAAGTATAAGTTTAACTTCACAATAGAGTAGTATGTTCAAGACAATATTTAGACTGAACATATTTAGATACAGAATAAGAATATATAAAACAAAAAAACAAAATGGATAATCAAATTTTCGAACACTACAGAGAACTAAAAAGAAAAGAGAAGGAATCAATAGAGCTTCTACTAAAGCTCGGCTATGTCATTGGAGACAGAGAGGCAATCAATGAAACGGTAATGCTTATCAAGAGCAGGAAGGTAGACTTCATTGAGGGTGTTGATTCAATTGTAAAGGAACTAAACCAAAACAAAGAATATCTAATAAAGAGAATTAGTAAAGCGTTCTTTAGAATGAACAACCTAAAGCCAAACAAAAAAGCAATCGTAAAATACAAGGTAATGGTAATTGCAAAAACATCAGAGGATGATTCAGTTTAGAGACTATCAGAGTGATATCATAGCCAAGGGTACGGAGGTCATAAGAGACTATGGCTTCCTATACCTAGCGATGGAGGTGCGTACCGGAAAGACACTCACGAGTTTAGGAATTTGTGAACAACTGAATGTTGAAAACGTATTGTTTCTCACCAAGAAAAAAGCTATAGGCTCTATCAATGATGACTACACCAAGCTATGTCCTGTAAACTTTGCTCTGTTTACTATCAACTATGAGTCGATACACAAGATACCTAATGTTAAGTGGGATGTCATCATATGTGACGAGGCACACTCAATGGGTGCATTTCCTAAGCCAAGCAACAGGGCGAAGGCAGTAAAGCAGTTGATAGCTAGGCACGATCCATATGTCATACTACTGTCAGGGACACCAACACCGGAGTCATACTCACAGATGTACCATCAGGTGTATGGCATACGGACTAACCCATTCAATAGATACTCAAGCTTCTATAAGTTTGCACAGGATTGGGTGAACGTAAGGCAGAAGAAGATTAATGGTAACCTCATCAATGACTACTCGGGTGGAAAGAAAGACATCCTAAACGCTATGAAGAAGCACACCATAAACTTCTCTCAGAAGGACGCAGGCTTCAAGGTGGACACAAGGGAACACATCCTTAGAGTAAAGCTCAGAGACGAGACGTATAGGCTTGCTAAGAGGCTTGACAGAGACCTAGTTGTAGAGGGTAGTGATGAGGTGATACTTGCAGACACCCCGGTAAAGCTGATGTCAAAGCTACATCAGATATACTCCGGCACCATAAAGTTTGAGAGTGGAAAGTCGATGGTACTAGACCATACAAAGGCTGAGTTCATACGTGATAGGTTCAAGGGACAGAAGATAGGAATCTTCTACAAGTTCAAGGAGGAACTAACCGCACTGAAGGATACCTTTGGTAAGGAGCTACTGACAACAAAGCTTGAAGAATTCAATACCACAGACAAGAGTATAGCACTACAGATAGTGTCAGGGCGAGAGGGGATATCACTACGTCAGGCAGACGCACTTGTGTACTACAACATTGACTTCAGTGCCACATCATATTGGCAGAGCCGAGATCGGATGACAACAAAGGATAGGCTTGAGAGCGATGTGTATTGGGTGTTCAGCGATGGAGGTATCGAGGATGATATCTACAAGGCCGTCTCAAAGAAGAAGACGTATACAGTTAATTATTTTAAAAAGGAATTCGTACATTTGTATGGATGACTGAACAACAAATTCAATCAAAAAGAATCAAGGAATTAGAATCTAAAGGCTACTATGTTATCAAGCTTGTGAAGACAAACAAGAACGGAATACCTGACCTAATAGCCATACCACCAAACTCAAATGTCTTGTTCAGCGAGATTAAAAGACCCTCAGGGAAGGTGTCTAAGTTACAGGAATACAGACTAAAGGAGCTAGAGGATTATGGATTCAATACGGAAATATATAGAGGCTGAAGAAGTATACTACGACATAGATGCTGATGTGATACTAGAGCTAGCGAACCTAGACTATGAATACTCAGAAGAGATTATACTTCAAATAGACTACTTCGAGCCGTGCCTCAAAAAACTAAACCACTTCTCTCAATGTGTGGGAGGTGTAGTAAAGCACGATGTTCCATACTTCTTTGAGGTTGAATACTTGAAAGAGGAAGAGGGTGTCACCACATTCTTATCTGTGAGAGAGATAGACTGTGATAGATACCTAGACTACATTAATTCAAACAAGATACTAACAAGGTGTGAAGATAAAGAGGAGACAGAGGCAAGGATCGAAAGCCTAAACCTCTCTCTTAATATGTAACCTGATAAAATTAAATCAAATGAAAAAAAATAAAAAGCTAGAGAGAATATTAGTTACAATAGTAAACGCTAGATGTAATGCCGACATAAGAAAGAGAGACCGGCACAGAAACTTTATAGATGGTAGGTCTATATATTTTAAGATACTTTTTGAGTTTGGATACAGCAAAAAAAATATTGCAGATTCACTTGATATGCATCACGCCACTGTAATCCATAGCCTAAGGATGTTGAACATATATATGCGTCAAGATAATATACTTAAGTACAAATACAAGCAGTGTTATGAGGACTTTAAATTGGAAGTCGATAAGGTTTACAAACCAAATAAGGTAATAAAATTTACTCCTGATGACATATGGTACAACGAGGTGGTGGCCTTAAAAATTAAGAACGAGGCTTTGAAAAAAGAAATAAAATCTTTACATTCGACAATCAAAGAGTACGGAGAGTATGCCCCTCTACTAAAGATAATAAAGAGTAGGGTGCATAAGTACAACGTACACAAATTTAGTAAGAAACTTACCACTCTAGTGAATGGAATATAAAAACAAACTATAGGCAATGTCAATACCATCCATTGATGCGGGTAGGGTTACACATATAAATCACATTATGTGTCAGCTACACGACCATATGGATAACGTATATGAACATCTAATAGATAGAGATATCGAAGAGTGTGTTAGTGAGATAGACGAGTGCCTAATAAAGCTACAAGACTTAAAGCAGTCACTAACCGATGGAGTGTAAGACCTGTGTTAGGTGCAACGAGAGCAAGCCGGTGACTGAGTATTGGTCAGCAGGGATAAAGAATGGCAAGAAGCACCTAAGAAGAACCTGTATTGAGTGCTATAGAAAGGTAAAGAAAAAATACAAGAAGAATAAAAATGATTGGTATAGGAACATTAAAAAGAATCTTGCGTGTGAAAGGTGCGGATACTCACATCTTACACACCCGTCCTTCAGCCCAAGGGCAATACAATTTCATCACGACAAAGACAATAAGCTCTTTAGTGTATCCGATGCTATCCATAACGGCTATGGAAGAAAAAGAATTGTAGAAGAAATAAAAAAATGTAAGGTGCTATGCTCACGTTGTCACGCAGAGGAGCACGATAAATTAAATTAAATATGTCAAGAAGTATATTAGAACAAATTACAGAAGAGTATCCCGATGAAACATTCTTATACCCCACAGGATTTGAGGACTGTGTTGTAGGTGTAGAGAGGGACAACCTGATCCTAGTGATGGATGCCAACAAGATAATAGACAAGCTTATTGCGGAGGATGATATGACGGAGATAGATGCCATTGAGCATTTCGATTATAACATTGCCGGTAGCAAGGGGGAGGGATTACCTATCTATATCTACATCCCTAACGAGTAATGAGGTTTGAGTCCGAGGAAGATTTAAAGAGGGAACGCAAGGCCATTGAGACATTTGTGAATGTCTTTGGTGGCTCCGCTAAGAAGCTCGGGCCTAACGATGTAGACTACAAAGTATTTGATAAGGACAATGGCTTAGTCGCTTACGCTGAGGTGAAGGGTAGGCTGCGTGTGTTATCACAGGCATACCCTTTGCCTATAGCGATACGTAAGTTGGTAAAGCTATGTGACAAGAGGCTGAATCCTGTAATGATATGGGCCTGCGATGATGGGATCATCTACGCCAAGGTTAAGGATATCTATGGTGACATCAGGTGGGGCGGTAGGAAACCACGGCAGGGTGCATTCAATGACGAGGAGCTGATGGCTTACTACGACAAGCAGCGAGCCTTCAAGTACATCAGGTATTCTTAGATGACTTCCTCTTTCTCCTGTTCTTCTTGCTAAGCTTTGACTTCTTGAAGCCATCGGTAGCATAGTATAACTTCACCTGCTTATCGGTAAACACCTTCCCACTAGGGCTAACATTCTTATTCTTTCCTATATTTATAAACGGCATATCTTATCTCTTAGGTCTTGACTTTCTCTTAGGTCTTGACTTTCTCTTAGGTCTTGAGCTTTTCCCTGATGATTTTTCCTTCTTACCTAAATCCTTATATATGTCTTTCATCATAGCTTTCCTAAGCTCCTTGTAAAGGGGAACTAATCCTAGGTTTCCTCCTACTTCAAAAAGAAATCTATCCTTTTCCTTTTCTCTTCTAGCCTCACCTTCTTCAGTCTTCTTTTTCTCTCCGTATCCCATCTCAGGACCGTAGGCTCTAGCTCCAACCCGAATCAATCCACCTATATTAGAGTAAGGCCCCAACATTTTTGGTGCAAGGTCAGATATAGGGTCGGGTTGCTTGTATGGTTTTGACTCCGGAAATATATCAAATACAATTGAATTGTTATATCTATCGTATTCACCATCTCTAAATCCTATATCATCTCCGTACTCCTTGTTGGCTGACTCAATCAATTTGTTCTGAATAGCTTTAATACCTGCACCAAAACTTCTTCCTAATAAAAGTGATGTTGTTGTAGAGGCAACAGCTCTAGCAACCTTTTGAGAAGTTGTTCCTTTCTTATCTTCATCATCGTCATCATCACCTGCAGCTCCTAAAGCTTGACCTAAAGTTGAAGCCACCATATTTGTAAGCGTTCCTGTAAGCAATGTATATGCTGTCATACGACCAACAACAGCAGCCATTAACATACCTCCTTGAAGCTTAGATATTTCACCTCTACCTATAGCTGCATATAATCCTTTTCTAAATGCATTAAATTCAAATATCAAAAACCTCTGCATAAATCCATTGAAGTTTTTCCAAATATTTCTTAATGGCTCACCCGGTCTCTTTTTGTTTTTAAGAATACCCATCAAAGGATTATCTGTGGCTCCTATTTCAACAGACTTAGTATCAGCCTCTCTCTTTGCTTTCTCTATTTCCTTTTTATACTTAGACATATACTCAGCGTCATTCTCTGCAATCTTATTGAAGTCTACCTCTGTTTCTTTATTTATATAATCTTCAATTTGTTTATCAGTAGCTCCTTCCTTCCGCATCTTTGCAGTCTCGATTATAAGTTCTTTTCTGTTTTTCAACTGATTAGAAAACTCAGTAGCAAAAGTACCAAACCATATAGGTCTAGTAACCATCTTATCAGGAGAGGATATAATAGTATCTGCACCTGTCTCAATTGCTTTAGGATATAAACTTAATAGACTTCCTGCCTGTCCAAGTTTGGTTCTTATACGTCCCAATAAACTTTTACCTCTAGCTTTCTGAGCTCTTGCAGTACCACCTCTCTTAGAAAGTATTGACGGGTCAACTAATCTCCCACTTAACCCTGAGCCATATAACCTTTGAGTTTGTTTACTGCGAACATTATTCATAATCTCAGAACCCTCGCTTGAAAACATCATCTTACCGTATCCAACACCTTTTATAAAAATCTTTGGATTACTTATAGTAAATAGTACGTTGCTTAAAAATTCACTTGTCATCCGTCCTAAGCCTACAAGCATAGTTCGGTATCCTGTCTTAGCTATATAATCAAATACCTCTGTTGATATATCACTGCTAGTAAAGTTATCTCCAATAACATCCTTTATAGCTTGGTTGTATCCCTCTTTTATGCCCTCAAAGATTTCTCTCTGTTCACCTGACTCCTGAATACTTTCATTCATCTTGCTTAAGGTTTTGTTTGCCACACGAAGTGGCGAGGTCAAATGGAAGTCCATAAGAGTCATCTTAGCTCCACGCTTAGTGGCTGATAGGATGTCAAAGTTTATGGGACTAACCTTGTATACACGCTCGATTAAGTTCTTTGCTTTTGTTGAAGGCTTGGCGTTGTTTGTAAAAGACTCGGATAACTTATCTACATTGTCAGCTACCGAACCTTGGTCGCTAAGAACCTGCTGATGTATGTAATTATTAAGTGGATCAATAGCTTCACCCCTTATTATTCCTGCAGTAAATACAGCCTTCTCTGTTAAAGAGGCGTTGACTTCTTGTACAGCTTTAATCATATTCTTTTCAGCACTACTAAAGCTCTTCTTTATTTTATTCAAGTCTATCTCTCCATCAGTAGAAAACTTTTTAAGTATATCTTTAAGTATTTTTGCGTTCTCTTTTTGATTAGTTCTTTCAAGCTTAGTAATAGTAGCCTTCATAACTTCTGATGCGGGTCTTGTCTGTTTATTATCAACATTAGACTCGTGCTCAAGTTGAACCATATAAGCCATCTGCTTATACTTAGACTCAATAATTGCATCTCTATTACTGATCAATGACTTTGCTAATTTACTTTCAGCATCCTCTAACTTGTCATATACCCTTTGTAAATCTGTTTGATATGTTGACATAGCTTGAGCAGGATTCTCTATAATAGATTCAAATATTTTTTTACTTGTAAAGTCTCCTAGTACAGCATCCATATAGAACAGTGGTGTCCTCTCAATCATTGTTGTTATGTCAGACTTTCCTGTGAATATGCTTTTCACTTTAGCAATAAACCTGCTCGTCTTTAAAGGCTTGGATTTATTGACAGACTCAGTTGCTGTCTTAGCAAAGTTTGTACTCATAAGATTCTCCCACGCTAGCTGTGAGTAGTGATTGACGTATCCGCTATTGATATTATCAATTGCCTTGATAAGATTCTTTAGCTGAGGATTACTTAACTCATTAATAGCCTCTGTCTTTATCATCTCAGATAATGACTCAGCTACCTGCTTAGCTAGTCTATTGGTTATACCACTCGTATCTATGTCTGACTCTTTTACCTCTTGGATCAGTCCCTTCTTCTCTTCCTCCATCTCCATCTCCTTCTGCTCTTCGCTCTTGCCTTCCCTTTCTTCTCTAGGATTTATCTCCTTAGAGAACTTGGTCATAAGCTTAGCCTCTTCTTCGGTGATGATCTTATCCTTAAGCATACGCTTAACGGTAGCGGCATACTCAATCTTACCATCCTCGGTAGTCTTCTTATCTTCAAATGAATTGAATCTTTCTGTAAGCTCACCGACTAATGAGTTCTGTGTATTGAGGGCATCATTAATATCAGCAATGTCCTGCTTTACTTGAGTCGCTTCAGGTAGTGAAAGCACAGTCTTCTTTGCACCGAAGGATGTTACAAGCTTCTCATACTTAGTGAACACATCGTCAGGAATAATTGATGGGTCAATGTTCAATAGATTCTCAAGCTCATAAGTCAATCCATCTTGACCGATACCAACCTTAGTTCTGATATTCTTTTTCGCCTGCTTGATTTTAGATTTAAGACCTGTAAGTTTTTGTGCGTAGTCAGCATCACTAAACACCTTACGCATATAATCTACAAAACCATCAATGGATGACTGCCTTGAAAGGTTCACCCGGGTGAGCCTTGATATAACCGCTGATAGCTGTGCCGCTGATATCTTTCCTTTAGATGCTCTAGCCATTACCCTTACCTGTGATAGTAGTTCTTGCTTAGCCTTCTTTTGTATTGCCTTGTCTGCTCTAGTGGTTGCTCGATCATACTTCAGTAGCTCCTTCACTAGCTCAGCCTCCTGATCGCTTATGTTCGTGATGTCCTTAACACTAGCGAATACGCTCTTGATTGCAGAGCGTAAGTCCTTTCTGTTCACACGCTTGATGGTAGCCAACGCCTTCTTTCTATCGAAGCCCTTGTCTTGCATCAGATATTCAATAATAACATTTTCAGGTATCTTCTTGGCTCTAGCTCTAGAAATCACCTTCTCAATGGCACCCTTCAGGTCAACACCCTTCTCTTCCATCTGCATCCTAGCCTTGGCTGATGTAGCGGCCTCCTCAGGTTTGAACTTAGCATCTACAGCCTCACCGGAAAATAGTTCAGCAAGACCTATGTCAACGAAGTCCTCAAGTGAAATGTTCTTGATGTCCTTAACCTTAACATCTTTAAATCGTGTAAGCTTCTCCTTTATGTACTTAAAGAATGCATTGAACCACTCAATAAACTTTGCCTTCTTGGCTGCATTAGCTATGGTCTCACCCTTTGTTCCCATCAGTTCAACCAACGCCTCCTCTCTAGCGAGCTCATTGTCTCCATACTTTTTAATGGCACTCTCTAAAGCTTTGGTCCCCTCTACCAACTCAAGACCCCTCTTTAGAAGTTTCGTTCCTTTTGTTTTCGATTCCTCTGCACGCAGGTAATCAATCCATATGTGACCGAACTCGTGGATCGGTGTAGACAAAGACTTTCTAGATGGGTTCAAGAATATCTTACCGCCCTTAGTTAGACCAAGGATAGTATTCCCATTCGACTCAGCGGTACGTATACCCTCTTGCTTTAATGCCTCATCAAACTCCTGCTGAGTTTGGGAAACACTTACACTAGGGAATGCAAATCTCATCTGTGCAGATACCACATCTATATCTGACAAGTTGGACAAAGCGTCTACTTTCGTAGATACACTTTTAGATTGTGCTGTATCTGTTTGGTTTCTTCCTCTACTTGTTGAGGGCTTACTTGTTTTAAATGGTAATGCGACTTCTGCATTGACTCCTTGCTCTCTGAGTACTTCTTGGGCTGCTGTTTCATAATCTGTTTTTTCTGATGATTTATTTACTGCTTTATATTGACGGTATAAGTCTTTTTCATTATACCATACAATGGCTTGAATATCTGCTATATCTAATTTAGGATAGCCTCTTTGTATTAATTTATCTTGAACTCTTTTAACAACATTTCTCATTGCATTTCTCTCTCTACCTCCTCTTGGGATGTCTTGTAAAGAACCTGCTAAATTTTTAAAATGTGTGTTACTAACTATATTAAGTTGTTGTTTATCTTTATAACCTCCATCAGCATAGTTTTTAACAATAGTGTTTAGCCATTTGTCAAATACTTTGCCTCCTTTTAATATTTCAGATTTTTTATAACCATTTAATAAAGTTTTACCTTTATATTTTTTAAGTTCATCTAATGTCTTTTGTTTACTTTTTTCATTTCCCTTTTTAGCTACTACATTACCTGTGTATCTATTAAACATTCTACTAAACCATAAGTCGGCAGTAAGCGTATCAAAATCTCCATTAAGATTACCCCAAAAGCTACCTATTTTTGAGCCTAGTATAGCCATTGCCCCTGTGATTTCAGTTGTCTTGTTCTCTCCGTTAATTTGATATCCTTCTGCTTCCCATTCTTTTACTGTTCTAACTTCTTGTAATGTTTTCTTAAAATTCTGCCACCCTTTTTTTTCAATAGCTTCAAAAGTTAATGCTATGTTTTGTTTAATAATATTTCCTGATTTACCTGCATATTGTCTGTCAGGTAATTTATTATTATTTTTATAATAAGTGTATGCATCATTAGCCTGTCTAAAATTTATTCCTACGCTATTATTTTGAGAAATTAAAGCTACCATTAATGTGAATTTTAAATGAGATTCACTATTTGTATCAGAAAGTTCAGGATGGATTCTAGACATTAACTCCATAGCTGATTTAGTTTTTAAGTCATACCATCCTATTCCTGAATCATCTTGTTGTAATTGGAGTTGAGCATCATCAGTCATTGCTTCTGCAATTTTGTCTAACTGAGAGTCAGTATATACTCCATCTTTAGGAAGAGGAATATAAAAACCTTTTTCTTTTGCTCTTTCATCAAAAGCCCTGCCTAAATCTATAACTTTAGTCCTACCATTAGCCATTCTTTTAGGATTAAGGATATCAGGTTTTTGAAACATTTCTACTGAACTAGCCTCACTAACAGTTACTCCTTTCATTACCTCAACGATTGCATCCTCAGTAATAAATCCTTTAGGACTTTCAGTGGCTACGTCATCACTGAGTCTAAACTTAGCACCCATATCAGTGAGCTTACCTTTCAGCTCCTTGACCTTAGCGTTCTTCTCCTTACGTGCCTTGCTCAGCTCATCCTTCTTCTTCTGACGGTCCTTGTCCTTGGTCATCCTGTCTGTGACCCGTGCATCAATTGTCTTTATCTGATCCTTAATCTTAGCTTCTTTCTCCTTGAAGCTATCCTCAACCATCTTAATAGCACTACGTATACCATCAGCTGTGGTGGTAGGCATCTTAACCTCATCATTAATCTCCTTGAATCGTTTAGGATTCTTCTTGATTAGTTCCTTCTCAGCCTTTGTTAGCTTGCTGCTCACCTTCTCCTTTGCAGCCTTGTCCATCTTCACCGCTATCGCACGAAGCTTAGCGTCAACACCTGTCTCCTTCTTCGGAGCCTCCTTCTTAGGTGTCTCAACCTTTGTCTCAGTCTTTGGAGATACCTGTTCTTGAGATACCGCTTCTACTACAGCATCTGCAAGCTGTTGGTTCTGCTTAGTTGTTAAATTACTTAGCCTATTACCTAATTTTTTTGCTCTGTTGCCCTCTATTATTTCTGATAGCTTGTTGTCAAAAGCCTCTTTTATCTGTTGTTTATTTACAGGACTACCTTCAGGTATAATAACTGTAGCCATAGCATAGCCCGGTCTATTACCCTTATCAACTACTTTTACTTTTGACCTATATGATACCTCTGAGCTTCCATCTTTTCTCTTAGTTATTCTGAAGCCATCTTCTTCAAATGTTTTATCACCTCTTGCGTCTTTAATAGATTCACTCTCGGCTTCAGTAGTATTACTTGATGATAATGTTTGATACCCATCAGCCGTCCCTGATATAACAACCTTGGGATTGACTAATGGTGCTTCCTTCTTAGGTGTCTCAACCTTTGTCTCAGTCTTTGGAGCTGCACGCATATTAAGAACCTCACGGAATAATGTCTCATTCTCGTTCTTTATCTTTCTCTCAAAGGCTGTTATCTTTTCCTCAGTCTTACCATCAGCACGCATCTGTACCTTGGTGTTCAACCCAACAAGGATATCCTTAATCTCCTGATCAGACATCTCATTGTTATTGTATCTGTCCTGCTGCTCTTTTGTTACCTCAGGAACCTTACCATCATCAATCACCTCTTGCGTCTCAGTTACAGGTGCCTTCTCTGTGGTAGCCTCCCTAAGGTTTCTATCCAACTCTGCAAGCCTCTCAGCCCTAGCCTTATCCTTAGCATCCTGCTCCTCTTCAGTAACAGGTGCTTCCTCAGTAGTTACCTCTTTCTCAACCACTGTCTCAGCTACAGGTGTCTCTTCTTCAAGGGCTCGAACCTCATCTATCTGCTCCTGAGTAACATCTTCCTCAACCACTGTCTCAGCTACAGGTGCTTCCTCGGTAGTCACTTCTTCCTGAACTGCAACATCAGGCACTACTTCTTTCTTGGTGGCAGACTTTACAAACTCTTCAGTAAGTATATCTTGGTTTGACTTCTTAGCATCACCCTTCTGTGCATTTGCAGATACCTCCTCGATACGTTCCTCAAGAACTTTTATCTGTCTCTGCTGCTCTCGTGTTGTAAATACACTCTTGCCTTCAATCTGATCCTCTAGTATCTTCTTCTGACTTTCAAGTGCAAGTATTTGCTGTCTTGACTTCAAGTCAAACTCCTGAGGTATAGCACGAAGTTGACCGATTGTTATGTCGTAGTCCTGTACCTCTTTGGCTGCCTCCTCTTTTGTTTTTAATCCAAGCTCAACCTGCTCGGTAATTCTCATTGTCTGTGCCCTTCTGATTGCAGGGTCTAGCATTGCCTTCTCATATACCATAAAGGCTACTATAGGAATCTCAGCTATAGTATTATTTTTACGTGCCTGTGAGATTGCAGGGATTGCTCCCATTGCGAAACCTCCAACTGCCTCTGACAATCCTGCTTTCCATACCTCATCTATAAACTCTTTGGTAATATACTTGCCATCTAAGAAATCAATAGACTGCTTGAAGTAGTCCATACCCTTGGCTACATCATAAGCCTCCTTCATATATCCCTCTACCGCCTGCTGTGCAGCACCGGTTTCCATTTCTGAAAGTGCTGAGGCACCAAGAAGGGTTCCTCCTTTTAATACTTTATTCTCAATCTCATCAACAACAAGCTCTCTAAAGTTTCTGTTTGTTGTCCTCTTAGATTTTTTAAGAGCCTTGAACATTATTTTACTTACAAGGGATGAGTTGTTAAGGGCGTTTCTAAATCCATAGTTTTCAAGTACACCTATGACAACACCATATGGTAGGGTAAGTAATAGCTTCTCGTTCTCAGATACATTTGCAAACATTGGATTGCTTTCCATCTCCTTGTTGAGACCATTGATACCCATTGCAGCAAAGGATGCGATGCTAGCTTGAGGAGTAATAAGAGATGTAGCTATAGCAGGCAATGATTCAATCATACCGTAGATACCTTCAGTAAACCAATTGCTACCCTCTAAAGCTTCCTTACCTTCCTTAACATTCTTTATCATATCCTGAAGGCTAAGGCCCTTTCGATATGATTCCATTGCCTCGTCAGTAATACCAAACTTATCGCTTACATATCCTACTAAATCATCCTGTATTGAATCTTCTTTTATTTTTTTACGTTCCGCATCTGTAAGATATCCCTCCTCATTCTCATCGTAGAACATATTATTTATGTTGGCATATATGTCTCCAAAGAATGTTTCAACAGCCCCCTCAGCTACACCACCAACACCTGATGCTAAGCTTCTAACTATAGAGCCTGTAAGGCCACCTACCTGAGAGTCAAGGATTATCTTTCTACCTACATCCTTTCGTAGGTTTTCAGCATCCAACCTGTAGTCGTTTTGCTGCTCGGTAGCAATCCTTGCGAGCTCGTTGTATGTCTTTACGTCATCTTCACTCTGAGCAGATATATCATTTATTTCCTCCTGAGTCGTAGCTGTCTTTGCTTTTTCTGCTGCTGCTTTAAGCCTAGAATCTATATCATCAAGAACCTTTGATGTATAGCTAAGTTTCTTGGCTTCATTCTCAAGCCTCTCACTCTCGGTCATCATCTGATCTCCAAGAACCTTTGATGCAAACTTTGTAGCCTGTACCTGCTTACCTTCCTCTGCTGACTTTAATAATGCATCAGCCTCCTTTTTCTGTTGATTAAGATATTCTAACTGAGCCTTAGCCTGCTTAAGCTTTAATGCTTTCTTTTTATTTACTCCTCTAAGACTTGTACCCATCAACATTCCTGAGCCTACACTTGTGCTAACTGCCTCCTCGTAGTCAGGCATAGCCTGAGCCTCCTCCAACATCTTATTGGCAGCCTCAATCTGTTTGTCGATGCCAACAACCATATCCTCAGCATCTGAGATTGTTCTACCTACACTCAGCGTCTCATACTTACGCTCAGCTTCTGCACCCATAACTGCTTTGTCTTGAGCAGATAATCCCTCAATTAAATCCTTTACGTCAACCTTGTCCTCATCAAAGTTCTTTAGAACAAATGCGTTTAGTTTGTCTAACTCCCTTTTGTCAGAGCCTAAAGATAAAGTGTCTAAACCAATTGTTACATCTTCCCCTGTGTGTTGTGATGTTATGGTTGCACTCGCACCTAGTCTACCTTCGGGAATATTTATAATTGATGGATCATATTTTACATCAAAACCAAACTTACCTAGTCTTTCAGATATTCTATATACGATATCCTCATCTCTTCTATCCATAAGGTTACCGTCTCTAGAACGAAGTGTAGCTAACTCCCTCTCTAATATTGTTTCCGGAGAGAACTTATCTGAGCTGTAATATTTTCCGTTATATCCCTTGATATATCCCTGCTCACCCTTAAGATATTCTTCGTAATCCTTTACCTTGTTGTTGTAAATAATCTGATAAGCCTCAGGATTTTTTTCATACGCTGCTTGGTCGAATGGAACTACAGGGTTGTAGTCTCCTTCAAGAACTTGTTTGGCATTAGGTATCTCTTTGACACCTGCAGGTAGATAGTCTTTATATTGTGTGAAGTCAGCGGTTGCTGACTTAGGTGCGACAGCAGGATTGTAGGTTTGATATTCTTCTATCTTCGCTTCAAACTCCTGACCGTCTGTGCCCTTCTCTTTAATAACATCAGTAACTGCAGGATTACTAAGAAGGTAGTCTATAAATGGCATTCCCGGAGGAGCCTGTGGTGCTTCTACCTCAGCCTTCTCCTCAATAATGTCAGTAACCGATGGTAAGCCCAATGAAGAAAGTCCCGATGGAGATACCGTACCTTCTTTTTTTTTTAATGGCCCCTCCTGTACCTCAGTCTCAACCTCTACAGTCTCACCGCCTCCAAAACCAACAAGGGAATTAAAATTAGACCTACTATTTTGATATCCATCTGCCTGAGCAAGTGAGTACATTTGAGATACAGCGTTTTCATTACTGCTCATTAATACTTTAAAATCCTCGAAACTATTTGAATAACCATCGCTCTGTGCTAGGCCATACAGTACCTGTAATGCTTTATCGTTCATTATTATTTTTATTCAGTTCCTACATTACTAAACTCAGCCATACCTCCCCCCGACGAAGGGTTTTTTCTTTTGTATCCTATTATAATATTGTCTTTCTTTTTAGCGGCTTGAGCTTCAACAATGTCAATTAATTTCATAACTGTAACACTTGTGGGATATTCCAATTCTTCAACAAAATATTTAATCTTACCTTCATCATTCTTACGCTCCATAAAACTAATACCAAAATCAGCAGCATATTCTCTTAACTCTTTTGTTGTGGGTCCACCTGTAGGATTTAACTTAGTAATCCTAGCTTTTATCTCATCAGGAGTCATAAACTTTTGCTTTATCTCATCTGTCCTAGTTTGAAAATATCTATATGCATTATTCTCTAACTCTGCATTTTTATTTTCTATCGTAGGAGTTGGAGGTGTGTACTTATAAGCTCTCTGATACTCAATCTTCTTTTTTAGCTGTGCTTCCACTGTCTCTTTGAACTTTTCATATCCAAACTCTTTCAGCTCCTTACCACTCTCTGAGTCCATATCTGCAATCATTCTACCACCACCCGGCTGTGCAGGGTCAGGCTTCATCATCAATCCGACATATGGATTAGTATCTTTGTTATAAGGCTTTGTTGGGTCTGCTAACAACTTGCTAGGGTCATCTACGTAGTCTATAGGTACAGCCGTGCCATTCACATCTCTCTGTGTTACAAAGTCAGTAAGGAAGTCTGCTGCGTTATTAGGATTGGATTCGAAATAACTATTGTAATAGTTTCTTAATGATGCATCAAAGTTAGGGTTCTCTGTAATGTCTGTAATCTTTGTGGATGAACTGCCTGACTTTTCTAACTGTTGGAAATCTGCAGCATACTTTTTTACCGTCTCATCAATAGCTACAGTTGAGTTGTAAGACATCTGTGGTGCTAATAATGAAAACTCTAACTGCTGTGTGGTCTTGAAGTCTGCAGGTTTAGAACCCATCTGTGATGTGTACGGATTGCTTACTGCATCGTATGGCTTGCTCGGGTCTTTCAACATCTGCTTACCAATACTTATTTCTCCTGTGGTAGGATTTATGTATGGCCTTGTATTAGCAAGGTTACCAAACCCCTCTACCTCTGCTAATAGATAAGCCTGCCTCGCTCCTGTCTTGCCTTCATCCTTAAGCTTCATAAACTCATCGAACTTAGCATTATACTTCTCCATTATACCATAGTATTGCTTAGTCCCCTGAACTAGGTTCTCTCGGTTTCTGATATAATCTCTAAGCTTAATCTTTCCTGCCTTGAGTAGTCTTAGCTGTAGTAGCTGATAGCTCTGAATGTCTGAGGCATAGTTTATAGATGAGTCAACCATCCCCTGATGATTTCCTTCAGGGTAATTAGATAATGTCTCTCCAAACTCAACTGAGTCCTTATCAATCTGAGCCTTTAAATCATCTCTTCTTTTCTGCTCAGCCAATAGAGTGTCATTCATTGACTTACCTATAGCATTCCAATCTATTTGGTCCTCAGCATTCCTCTCTACATATCCATAGTACGTTGCCATATTATTCTGATTTAACTCCTCCTGTCAGACTGTTGAAAATATTGACTTTTTTGTTTAACTCCTCATCATCAATACCCGCTAAACCTTTTTCAGGGTTCTGCTTATACAACTCAAACATCCCTGCACCTGTTCCTACAGCACCTATAAGACTTTTTGCTCCTCCTTCAATCGCTTCATTCCTAAGCCGCTGTGCGTCTGCTGCTGCCTGCTGTGCTCCCTCAGCCTCTTGAAGGTCAAGCTGTACGTTTATATCTCTTAGCCTTCCCTCCTCAGCCGCCTGCATCTGCTCTAGTTGCTCTAGCCTTTGAGTCTTAGCGTCAGCAATCTGAGCCTGCATCTGTTGGCCCTGAGCCAATGCTGCAGTAGCACCACGCATACCTTGAACACCAAGCTCCTGAAAGCCTGTCATCATCTGCTGAGTCTGTGCATTTGCCATCTCACGCTGTCTCTCGTATGGGGTGTCGCTGATTGTTAGTGCGTCATATACGTTTACATCGAGTCTCTTACGAGCCTCCTTCATAGCCTTTGCCGCTTCGGCATTAGCTTCCTCCATCATCTTCTTCTGTTTGTTAGCTTGCACAAATGATGCACCTGCTGATATTACATTGGTGGCTAGACCAATCGCTGCTAGTACGGCCATAGATATTTATTTACCTACAAAGATAATAATTTTAAGGGAAAGATTTCATCATCTCTGTCTCCACCGCAAAAAGCTCAGTGGCAGTGGTGTCTGTGTTGGTAAGTTTGAACTCACAGTAGTGCCCTAATATCCCGTGTGACTCAGCAATCTGATTCTTTATAAACATAAAATAGTCTGTCTGTCCCGGAGGTATTGCACCCGCTGATGTGTCTACCACAATCTGATTCACTCCCGCAGGCAGGTCAATATTTATTGCCGTAACCGTACCACATAATGTAGGTGTCGAACTTGCACCAACAGGTGATGGAATAAAATATAGTGTGTCACCAATGCTTAGGATGCTACCAATAGATGTGGTGACATTGAAGTTCACCTCTACCGCTGCAGGTGCCGCTGAGTTTACGCTTGTTGAAGAGCTGATACCATTCAAGGATCGTAGTGGATACTCGTCTGCTCCTGCGGGTGTTGCCCCTGTGTTTCTCATAAACGCATACCAAGCCCCTTCCTTCTTTACAAACCACGCTGCACTAATCTCTCCTGTTGTCTGTTGGTCTGATGTAAATGTACCTGACCACGCTGAGTCTGACTCTAAAGATATTGTCTTGAATATCTTATTCTCTAGTGGACTCTCATTTATTACACTCGTTATAGTTGAGTTATACTGAACACCATAGTAGTTGTTCCTAGTCTCATTTGTGTTATGACGATATAGGTTTCCACCCTTGAATGAGTACAGGTAGTTGTTCATACCTATCATCATATCAGGGAAGTATGAGTAGAACGAAGGGAATCCCTTTGTAGATTCACTGTATGTAAGCGTATAATTTCCTGTCAATCCTGCCATCTCTTATGAAAAATAATCGTGAATAATATATAGGTAGTCATTGTTGCTACCACTCGGCATCGTAAATGTTCCGGTAACCGTAGGTAGCACTATCGGTGATGGAGTGATGTCTGTAGCCGCTGCTAGTAGACTATTGATTCCTATAACGGTGTTAGGGAACAATGTGTTGCTCCTTAAGAACATCAACCTATTTCCTGTAGCAGGGAACTTGTAGTCATCACTTGGTGGTATAGCATTACTTGTCACACTAACCGTAGCACCATCTGCAGGTATAACACCACCACCTTGGAATGATGTTATCTGACTGTAGTCAGCAATTACAAATGGCCCCGCTGAACCTATTGGTAAGCTTCTAAATGTAATCTGCTTAGTGTGCTGTGGTGATGTATATGTTCCACTAACCCAACTGTATTCGTTGTGAATAAATTTACCCTCATCTGCAGGGTCAGTAATGCACACGTTAATTATTGTTAAAGAGTCTCCTGATGGGCAACCTACTGTAATCTCAACCGTAGCCTTAGCCTTCCCTCCGGGAACCGCAGGTATCGCTGTGAGTGTTACATTACCATTGGTAGGTAATGTGGTGTTCTTATTAAAAGGGAGGGTTCCTGCACCTGTAGATGTAGCGGTTGTTGACGAGCCTGTATACGACTCAGCAATACTAACGGAGTCTCCCGCTGTAAGTGACGTTACATTGTAGTCTATTGTACAGGCACCAACATTCTGACCGAAGTCAACAGCGAATGTATTTGGTGAGCTAACGTCTGTCTGTACTGTAATTGTTCTAGTGACGCCACAGTTAAATACCTCTTCTTCTTGAGGTAGTAAGGTGGTATTTGAGCTTATAACAAACTCATTCATATATGGATCAAAGGCTCCAAGCTTCTGAGTGTTGCCACTTCCTATAAATAAGTTTCTAAAGAAGGAACGCATACCGAGCTCTGATATTACGGTAAGCTGCTCAGACTGTCCTGAGCCTCGTAGCTGTAGCAATGCTCCACGCTTAGAGTCGGTAAAGAACTTATTGAAGCCATACTGCACAAAGCTCTCAGGGTTCTGACTAATGCCATACTCCTCAACCCTTGCTATCTGTGTCCCTAATACCTCAGGCACTGAGGTGATTGCACTTCCTGCTGCAGCATCAGATAAAAGGTTCTTACCTGCAAGTACGTATGATATCTTATCCTCCTGTAGTGTGAGTATATCTGTCTCCCTACCTGATAGAATCTGTATTGGGCCAAACACCTCCTCAAGGTTCTTGAAGTTTAGTAGCCCAAGATTAAACTCATTTAGGTTATTGACATTTGTCTCAGTGTTAAACACACCGCTGTATGTAAGTGCTGCAAACCTATCAGCCTCCTGATAGTCCTCAGCAGATGTAGAGAACGCTCTCTCACCTAGGCTAAATGCCTTGCCCTTTATTGAGTCACGAATGCGGTAGCTCTCTACGCCATTACCATATGAGTAGCAGTTCCCAAAGTCAGTGTTAACAATCGCAGGCAGTGAGCCTGTCTGTGTCTGCACATTCCCGCTATGGAATCCTGTCGCTTGGTCAATAGCATATGAGTCAGAACCCTCAAACCATACATCAGGTAGTGCGTCACTAGGCTCAGTCTCAAATGTTATTACCTCATCTCCTCTTATTATTACCCATCTAACAGTTATGATAGACTGACCAACATCTCCTGAACCTAAATTAGCCTCAACACCTTTGGTTACAAACCTCACCTCTCCGTTAGAGGCACCTCCTGAAGTATCTTTATACCAAACAAAAGTAGCTTGGCCTGCGGAATCAAGATTGTAATTATTAGCGGTACTGTTTACTGTTGCTATATTACTAAATGAAGGAATAGTTACGTCTCCATTATTTACAATACTAGCGTTAAGGGCTGCTAAAATATTGTTAGACTCATACCACTCTATTATATCTGAATAGTTGTCATTAGAAACAAATCCGTCTGTAGGACCTGTAACAAAAGCATCAATACTTGAAACAGACCCTGATGGATTTCCTATCCTCTGAACCCTTATAAAGGGATATATTCGAGTCCCTGTAGTAATTGTTAAACCATATGGAGGTAGACCGGGAGATGTAGCAAACGCACCATTACCCCCACTTAGTCCATAGTAAACTTGTATTGGAAAGTCTCCTGCATTATTTTCTTGTGTTACATTTTCACCCGGAACAACAACTGCATTGTCTGATGTGTCTACTGAAAAATTATTAGCAAGTATTCTCATATATGTGCCTGCAGGAGCAGTGCTTCCTATAATTGGAAGTTGACTAAAAGCTTTCTTTTCAAGTACAGTAGCAAATCTGCAGTCAGACATAAATCCGTTATTGTCTTTCTTTACAATAAGCCTAGCCCCTTCCTCAACCTTCTGAGCATTCTCTCCCTCTAAAAGAAAATACGTTTCAGACGTGTCGGGATTTGTAAAATATAAATTTGAGTATATGGTCTCATACCCATCTCTATCAGGCTTCAAGCAAAACTTGTATCGTGTAGCAAACGATGGTGCCAACTGCTGCGGTGGTATTGTTACCTTAATCTTATTCTGAAGATGAGCATTCCCACAAGGAATGTTAACAGAATTAAACTCACTAACTAACGCTGTGGTTGACCTGTTAAACTCATCCATATATATGATACCTACCTCATAGTTTCTATTGCTGTGAAGACTTAGTGAGGATGGTGATGTTGCAATATTAACGGACACAAGAGACATTGAAAAATACTCATACGCATTTAGGGTAGGGGTTGTGGTATTATTTACCCTACGCATTGCAAGCATAGTAAGCTCAAGGTTGTCACTACCAACTGAGGAACCTATCAGTATAGGCTGACCATCAGCACTCTGACCTGAAGCAAACTTTGTCCACGTTGGCGTAGTGCTTGAGTCAAGAACCGGTGTAATCACACAGTTGTAGTTATCCGTAAATGTTGTTCCGCTACACGAGGTGGGGTTTACCGCATCGAATACAGGCTTTATATTCAAAGCAGTACCAATCTTTTCAATAAAGTCAGTGCTTGTTGCTAAATCATTTACAGTTGTAAATGTCTGAGGAAGAACATAGGTAAAAGCTACAGGCGTTGTTCCTGATGTTTCAGTAGGAACATCTGTAGGAGATGCCGTGTTTGAGAATGAGTGATGCGTTAATGAAAATTCAATAGATATCTCACTTCCTGCTGTTAGCTCTGCACCTGCAAAATCAATCGTTAACTTACTATCAGTCACCGGTACACTTCCATCAATTGTAAATGTAAAGTCTGACAAAGATGTAGATAAAGAGTCTATACTAATCTCATTAGATGACAACTCAGCGGTATACTCTAACCTTGTTAGGCTACCGTTCTTATCCTTTAGGTCGTATCCATCAACGTAGTTACCATATACCAATCTGTTACCCATTATTGTCTGTGCCTGAGCAAATCTTGGTACGTTATCAAACAAACGTAGTAGCTGTGAGTCAGGTAAGACCGTAAATATCTTGTTGCTATTAAATTCAAAGGTGTAGTCAGTGTTATCTGCAAGTCCCTCCTCCTGCTTGTCAAGCTTCTGTATCACCTTTATGATACTATTGCCTGACTCCTTAAATAGTAGGTCAATACCAACAACAAGTGGGCCACCTGAGTTATAAGTTATGATAGCCTGATTCTTTGCATTAACCATTCCCTCATTTAGGTTTGAGCGACCCGTGTAATCAAAAGGTTTAGGTGTGAATGCAGGCTCAGAGAACTGTGAGGTCGCTGAGTATTGGTTGTCTGCATACTTATACCTGTATCCAAAGCATATGAATCTCTCCTCTAGGTAGTCCTCCTCCCCGGGAGTAAGGTTCAATGTAAATGTCGGTGCCTCCACAGGTGGCTTCTTAATCACAAGAAGTTCCTCAGCAGTAAATTGGTCTACGTTGGCAACAGGGTTCTCATAGTTTCTTTTAACATTTATAACCCTAGGTGGATTAAAGTCATCGGTAAAGAACAGTTGGTCTTCAACCAAGTCAATACCTGTAACTAAATATGTTGGATTAAAGTTTAGCGTTGTATCTGATGTTGTACCATTACGCACACTAATAACGTGATACACCAATGCATCAGTCTTCAAGTCTATTGATACGATTAGGTCTAGCTTCTTTGGTGTTGTAGCAGAGAAATCAGGATCGTGTACGAGCCAATATAATTTTTCGTTAGCACTGTCATCAAGGACACCTATACACTTAGCACTATTACTCAAGGCTGTTCCGTTATACTCTAGTGTTGTTATCTGAGTGTTACCCTTTGAGTTCTCAACTGAGCCTATCTCTGATGCCTCAGTAGACCCAAGCCTTACATTCAATGCATCAATATACTCACCGTTAGGCACAAGTCTTTCGTCTACAGACTTGTTCATCTTGCCTGCTATAAAGTGTCTCTTTAAATTCGCCATTTACTTCATCCATTTGTCCCGACCTCTTAGGTTCTGTAGTAACCTGCCGGGATGAATATTACTCATTCTAATCTTTGCATTACGTAATAGTGCTGTCTTATTTCTTCTAGCCCTATTAATCATATACTCTTGAACACCATACTTGGAGTTCTGTATTGCATATGTTATGTATGCATAGATATAATCCTCAAAAAGTTTGTTGACACTTACCTGTGTGTCATCACCATTTTCCATACCATCAGACACATACTCAAGTATGCACTTCTCGTCAGACATTGATGAGTCAAAATTTATTACGCCTGCCTGCCTGTCTATCCTAAAGGTAGGGTTAGCATTAGCAGTCTCCGTGTTAAGCCCGTAGAACGCTCCTATGCCGTAATCAAAGTACCAATAACCATCATAGTTGTATCCCAACATTCCATTGAACTGACTAGCCTCATTAAGATATATGCTCTTCTTGGTTCCTTTAATTCTTTCTAGGTCTAAGCTTGAATACTCAGGCTTTAATACATTACCGTCCTGATCGAAAAGAATCTTGCAGTCATTGTCCTGCAAGTATGAGCCCGCACTATTTATTTGAATATTCTCAGTCATTGGCCTCAATATACCATCCTTATACAGGGATATGCGAACCCAATTTACAAAGTCAGGAGGAAGGACAAACCTTAGGTTGTCACATACATCCAACTCTAAAACCTTTATTTCCTTGAAGGCATCATAGTTTAGCTCCTGTATACCACGCTTAGCGTGAAACAAGACCTTGTATCTCTCCTCGTTATTAATCATAGAGTGGTTACCCGTATACATCAACATATAGTTGTTCACTATATCGTATAGGCTAACGTACTGATATGAGCCCCAATTAGCATCCTCAGGAGTCTTTCCGTTATTCTCGTAGTATTCGTATTGTGATATATATGCCATTATTTTTCTTGTTGGTCGTTATACTGCTCCTCTGACTTACCAAACTGTACCGCCTGAATCTCTCTAATAGACATACCTGCGTACTGAAGTATCTTGTTTACCAATTCAACTTGGTCATCTAGGCTAAGCTCAAAGTCTTGGAAGTCTGCCTGACTTGAATCAAAGACAGGCTCACCGTTTGTTAGTGTTACATATGTCCACTTAGGGTCCTTAGGATATCTTATGTACTGACACAGCACAGCCGCATCTATAGTTGATGGATACGTTGTTAATATATTTCCTTCCTGAGTGTATGCAGGGAATAATCTATTTGGTGCTGTAAGCATTGAGTTGCCTAACATAGTTATCTTACTATGTGTAACCTTCTCAAGCTCGTTCTGTTTAGGTCTAAATACAACATACTTCGATCCCGTCACAGTAAATATCGTAGAAGAAAGTCCAAGAACTGTCTGAACACCCGTTGTAGTTACTGTGGCAATACTATCAGGGGTTGCCCTTGTATTACATACAATATCTCCCACAGCTACACCATCAGTAACAAACGTAGCATTAGAGTCATCTAATGAGTTTGGGTTAGTAGCGGTTGTCGTACCTGTAGCAACAATATCCTGATATGCTAATACCTTATTTATTAGGTAGTAGTCATCACCTGTTGTAGTTGATGATGGCAACTGAAATGTATTTGCTAGTCCTAGGTTGTTAGTGTTTGTTAAGAACTTAGTCTCTGAAAAAATTTCAATAACCTCTTCGTATCCCTTTTTGATATCAGCGTATCCGGTTCCTGACTGTCTAGCGTTCTCCTTATTTATTTGATAGTTATAATTGAAAAAGTAATTATCAAATATATCTAACTGTGCCTGCTTTGCAAACAGGTTAAAGTCTGATGGAGAGATGTATCCGTAGTTGTTCTTGTTCAGTATAGATAGAACTGTATTTCTTACTGAGTTAATCATTCGTTATCTTCTTTACACAAAGATAAGCAAAAAAAAAGAGGGCTCCTTAAAAGCCCTCTAATGTTACTTTAATACTTAATTGTATTAAGCGATAGCAATTCCTGTAATAGTTACTGCTGCTCCTGAATTAACTGTTAATCCGGAAAAGCTTACATCATACTTTGGATTTGTCCAAGAAGTCTGAAGTGCTGCAATTACAGAGTCCTGAATACGGTCTCTAACACTTACATCATTAGAAGCCATAGCAGCACCTATAGTCAATGTAACAACATCCTGTGCCGCTGCATTTCCGTAAGTAATAGTAACGGTAGTAGAGCTAGCTTGCTCGATTAAAACAATACCATCAACAGCAACTAGCTGTGATGTTTCTCCTGTCGCTGTGATAGGAATAGATAAAAACTTTTGCATAGTAAAAAAAATTAGCAAATTATGTGAGAATATTCTCAGCACAAAGATACTGAAATTAATCTAGCAGTTTCTCTAGTACCTTTAGCGATTCAACACCCTCATCAGTCTGAAGGTAGCTAGCCACTGTAGACACACCATCGTCTCCAAATGGAACCACTAACATACGCTTCTTGTTTGTTGGGGTGTTGTACCAAACCTCTTTGCGGTTCTTTCTATATGTAAGCAAGCCACTGTCAAAGAACTTATTAACCTTAGCTTGAAGCTTTAACATCGGATCGTCAATGATATCTAAAAACTCTTCAGGATAGTTTCTAGCATATACTAGAATATCCCTCTTCATCTCTGCGGTAGAAATCTTTGATACATCAATACCAAACAACACAGAGCATACGCTCTCAAGCTGCTCTAATGAAAGGCTACGTGCCTGTATCAATGCGTCTACCTCTAGGTTTAATACCTCAATATCTTCTGAAGCATCCTTCTCATCGTTAATCTCTATGAATGATTTCCCATACATAGGATGTAGATTTAAGAACTGCTGAAGAACTTGGTTTTGTTTTCCCACGTGTAAGAACCCATCCTCAAATATGATAGGCTCAACGATAGCATTACCGTCCTGCTCATCCTCGAATGGTGTCTTTTGATTTACGGCATAACGTAAAGGTCTATTTATTCCTTTATTATCATCAAACCATAGTAGTGGGTATCTCTTAGTGTTACGTGATGGTAACATAAACGTAAGCGGTGCTACGTCTCTTGTAAGCCTATAACTTTTGCTTACGAATCTTTCTTTTGTTTTCATTTGATATAATTTAAAATTTAAAATAAAGGGGTGCCCTAAGACACCCCTTTTGGTTTTATAACTGTTCTTACTCTTGGAATAAGAAGAAGTTGTTTGCTCCTAGAGTACATACTGCTCTCTCAGAAAGGAAGTTAACCTCCATTGCATCTAAGTCAGAAGTACGTGCCCCTCCTGCTGAACCTGTAATCCAAGTCTTGTATCGTCTGTCTTCAGTCTCTGAAGCTCGGTAACGAACGTGTAGGAATGGACGCTTAGCGTTCTTTCCAAGGATTTGGTCATATACAGTAGTTGAACCTGCAGGAACCAATAGACCGTTTACACGACCTGAACCTGCTCCTGTTGGTAAACCACCACGCATTGTTGGGTCGTTTAGGTATTTCCAATCAGACTTGTAGAAGTCATAACCTCTTCGGAATCCTGTGAATCCTAAGTTAAGTGCCATCTCCTCGTCATTGTCAAACAATCCGTAAGATGTACCACCTGCTCCATAAGAGTTCTGAGCAGCAAGCATATCATCAATGTCGAAACCAAACTGTCGGTCTAGGAAAATAACGTTCTCCTCGATAGAACCTTGCTTGTCAAGACGTGAGATGATAGCATCAAAGTCTGCCAAAGCTACAGGGTTACCACCTGACCATACGTTACCTCTGTTCTCTACAGAGTAGAAGATACCTTCTGAACCTTTGAAACCTGCTGCGATTGCACCACCTGCTGCTTCTGCAGGAACTGCTTCAATCATTGCAGTCTCTAAGTAATCATCGAAACGTAAACGAGTCTCGTGCTCAGACTTCAAGTACCATAGGTATCCGTTAGCTCCGTTCTCAGTTGTTACCTCAATCCATCCAATCTGTGCCATATCAGAACCTGATACTGCATACTTATCTTTCAAGATAATTGGAGAGTTGTCAAAGATCATATCGTCTGCCTCTAAAGAACCTGACATTCCTTCTGTCCCTTTCTTAAATTCAGAACCGTAGATGAATACAGAAACGTCTGCGTTACCTACTCCTGTTCCTGCTGTAACAAGACCACCTGCCTCATAGAAGGCTACAGTGAAAGTGTTTGCAGTTGGAACCGCTGTTACGATACCTTTATTGCTACCTGTTCCTCCGTTCTGAACAACCATAACCGTCTGTCCTACTCGGATAGCAATAGATGGTGTACCTAAAGCCCCTGCTGTAGAACCTGCAGGCTGTAAGTTGTCGTTTACTTGGAATGTAGCGGTGTCAGCATTTACTAATGCTGCTGATCCTACGTTTACATACTTAGTATGTAGTCTTCCCTGCTCTGCCCATTTGATAAGGTCTGAGTTAGAAGGCATCTCTGCACCTACTAATCGTAGGAAAGATGCGATTGTTCTATTACCATAACGCTCAAATTCTTTCTCATATGTATCAGGAAGATACTGATTCAAGAAGTCAAAGTTGGTAATGTAGTTTGTTGCTGTTGGGATTTGCGTTGCAGACGGCTGCAAATCGAATCCCGGTGTTGTTTGTACTGACATTTTTCTTTTTTATTTCTTTTTAATACTTCTAATTTTCAAGCCCTTCCCCGAGTCAGGGTTTATAGCTCGAATTTGCATTCCCCCCTTTGTAGAAACCTCAGGTGCATTCCGTGTAGACATATCAATGTTTTTCATCTTACGGGTCACATCCTCAGTTGCTGAAGCCTTGCCTTGTTCGTAAAAGAACTGAGCAAACTTCTCAGGGTTTGACGCTACTGCTATCGCCTTATGGTAGCCCTCTGCATCAGCTATTAAACCATCCTCATTCATAAACTTATTTAAGAAGTTCATAACGTCAGACTGTTTAGTCTTTAGCTCTTCAGCAGATTGTGGTGAGTATAGTACGGATTTATCATCAACGGAAAATTCAAAACCTTTGAACTCCCCTCCGAACACCTCGTTGGTTTTTTCAGTAAACCAATTTCGTCTACGCTCTCCTAGCTCCTGTTGGGTCTTAGCAGACTCTGTATATTGCTTATACGCCTCTAGCTCCTCTGCGTCTATTCCCGAACTCTCACCACCACTTGACTCAAGTGGAAGCTTGTATTGTTCCTTCATATCCTCAAAGTACCCTTTGGCCTTTGCAATCACTTTCTTTTTTGCTAACTTAATTTTTTTTACTTCAGTCTCGTCATCCAAGTCCTCATCGTAATCAAACTCGCTCAACATAATGTCTATGTCATCATCATCAAGACCCGTCTCCGTAGCCTTGTAATATTGAGTTAGCAAATAGTCCGGGTCCATCTCATCAAAGTCTTCCTGTAATCTTTGGAAGTCATTGAATCCACGTCCCGTCTCTTTTTTATATTTAAGATAGGCAGCTACATCCTCAGGTAATTCCTCTGAGGACTCTCGCTCGGACATCAACTCATCGAATGAGTTTATCTCCTTGCCATATCTTTTACCAATATATGAAAGAACGTCTTCCTCACTTAGCTCTGAGGATTCTTGTGCTTCACCTTGCGGCTGTATTTCTTCTTGTTCCGGTGTGGCGGTGGCACCCTCAGTGCTTCCTTCCACTCCTGTATCGTTAGCTTCACCTTCTTCATTTTGTAATGACTCTTCGTGCTTCTCTAACAATTCTTTTTCTACCTCTTGTACAGATTTAGAGCTCGGAGACTCTACTGCCTTTACTTTAATTTCCATTTAATTTAATTTTTACAAAGTTAGTTATTTTTTTTAACGTTTTTAGCGAGGGTCAAACTCTGCCATATCGAAGCCATCAAGGCTGTCCTCATTAGACTCAAAGGTCTGTGGAGGTAGGTTGTTTTTTCTTTGATTAATAAGCTTAGACTGCTCACTGTTCTGCTGACTTATACGATCTGACTTAGCCTTCTCCCTCTGCGTCTCTCTGCTTTGAAGAGCATTCTCACTCATATCCCTAAGCTGCATATTAAAATCAAACTCAGTCTGCATAAGCTGTCTCTTGAGCTCTGCCTCGTTCTTAAGCTTCTCAATCTCAAAAGCAATCTCTGCCTGCTTAATCTGCATCTTACTGTTGGTCTCTGCCTGTATCTTCTGCATAGCAGTCTGTGCCGCAAGCTCTTGAGATTGTAACTGCTGCTGTGATTGCATTGCCTGCATCTGCATCTGCTCTTGCTGCTCACGCTCCTGCTTCTGCTTACGCTTAAGCTTTAACAACTGATTAGCCATCTTCAGATTTCTAATCTCACGAATATCAATAGCATCCTCAAGGCTAATATCTTTCTGTGACAATGCCATCTGAATATTCTGCTCTAGCTGTGCCTTCTCCTCCTCATCAGGACTAACCTCTATAAATATTCCAAAGTCATATATGTATAGGTCTGAGATATCACCAAGGATACTTACATTGTACTTTCCTATCTTATTTATAAAGTCATCCTTAAAGTCTGAATACTCTAGTATATCGGCAACCCTATATGTTAAAGCCTCTGCTAGTGTTCTATATATGTAAAGACTACTGTCAAGTATATGTCTAGTTGCGGTATTGGAACTCAATGCGGCTAGTTTTTGTATACCTACCAAGGCATCTGAGTTAGGTGTAGAACCATCCCTAGCCTCGTTAAGCCCTGTGACGGCCCTAATCATATCTAGGTAATGGTTATAGTTGTATATCAACATCTGTGATTTACTAGCACCTGATGATGACTGAAGTTCCTTGATAGGAACCTTGCCCTGATTGTACTCACCATCCTGAGTATAGCTTCTACCAATAACACTACCTGTTTGGAAATACAGCCTTAGTGCATCCTCAGGATTATATGCTGAGCCTGTACCTAAATCAACCTCATTTAATCCATCGGCATCTATATAAACACCATCAGGTACCACTCGTGATATTACCTGCTGTAGCTTAAGGTGTGTCATCTGAATTAAATCAGCAAAAGGAATCATTCTTCTTACCAATGACTCAATCACACCCTTATACATTCGTGGTGCTGAGGCTACATAGTTTGGTAGTGCGTGCTGACTTGCAGACTTTGGCCGTACCATATTCCTAGCCATCTCCCACTTAAGTAAGATGTTTGTACCCATAACCATAACGCCATCATACCACACGTCAATGGTCTTCTCAATCTTTTCGAATCGACCTTCCTCCATCATATCTGCAGGAGGATTAAACTGATCGTCCTTCTCAATAACCTTAGAGCCACCACCCTCAAGCATCTTCTTCTTATATACTACCTTCTTAGTAGTCTTATAGTTGAAGTACATAACAGTACAGGTGTCCCTATAGAATATATCGTTCTCATAATACTGAGCAGTATTATAGTAGTCATACCAACTCTGACTATACTGACTTATCTCCTCTAGGTCCTCCCTAGTCAGGGATGGGTCAATCTTTACAAGTTCAGTTATTGGTATCGTCTTTATCTCTCCCCAATAGAAGCAGTCCTTAAACTGTGGGTCCTCTGTATAGCTGTATACAATATTTGCAGGGTCTACATATGATATCTTTACTCCTGATCCCGGTAAGAACTCGTGCTTAGCACAAGACATTCCTAGAACCATTTGGTCGTAGTCTAATCTCTTTCTTATATCTTGATAATGATTCTCGTCAAAGATGGTATTTATAGCCTCTTCTTCTGCTATCTCAATAGCAGGCTTGTAGTTTAGGTTCATATATAGCTGAAGCTCTTCATCGGACTCAGGTAGTTGTGCAGGGTCCATAGCGAATGGGTCTACACCTGATTTCTCTTGGATTATAGATAGCACCTCTTTAGACACCATCTGTCCCTCTATCATCTCCTGATATTTGCTACGCTTAGCCTGAGACATTGCATCCTGAGCGTATGTGTCTACCTTAAATAATCTATCGCTCATACCGTTTACAACGATATCAACAAACTTAGGTATAATAGGAACCGGTGTCCAATCAAGGTTCAAGTAAGAGAGGTCTCCATCTATAGCTAGCTCGGCTTTGTATTTACCAATCGACTGTTCACCCCTTGCATACAGTCTTAATCTATTAAAGTCTCGCCATTGGCTATAGTACCTACAAGATTGTCCGTCCTTTCTAAACCATTCATATTGAATAGCTTGACCAATCTGTAATCCGAACTCTTCTGTTGCTTTCTCAGCGTCAGAAACAAATTGACTTGGAAATCCTGTAGATGAAATGTTTACTTTTACGTCCTTCATCTTCTAATTATTTCGCTTCTTGTACCGTTATTGGTATACCTTGCAAAGTTAATACTTATTTTCGACTCTTTTTTCTCAGGTAGATATACCTGCTTTTGGTTTGCCATAATAGCCAAACCTGAACTAATAGTGGCATCATACTTTGTTCTGTTACTTATATCAAACTTAGCCCAATCTTCAAGGGTTCTAGCGAAAGGCATAAATCCCATTTCTTGTGCATCTCTATAAGTCCCCTCTAAATCTATACCTACATATTTCTCTATGTATGATTCAATAGCTGAGGCGTGAGCCTGTTTAATATCCTCGCTTGAGTTGGGAATACCTCCTAGCTCTCTCTCGGTCTTAGACAATCTGTTATAATGCTTATCGGGTCTATTAATACTAAATCCCCTGTAGCCCCTGTTCTTAAAATGATACAGTAGTCTAGGTTTATTGTTCTCTACAAGTATAGGCATACCATAGAACACACAAGCCATTAGAACCTCCTCAAAGAATATCTCTGCTGTCTGTGGTCTAGCAACATACTCTAAGAAAAACTCATTGCTAGGTGCGTCATCCATATTAAACTTTGTCATTCCGTGCAGTGCCCCATTAGAGCCACCGCCACCTACAGTACCTGATATATCATAGGAGTCACAACCGAATGATCCTAGGTGGTCATTACCCGGATACTTTATACCCCTCTTATCTACCACAATATTTTGTAATCCCTTCTTTGGTAGCCAACTAACTAGGAACCTACCCCTCTTATCAGGGGACCACACAACCTTAGAGTCAATGATTCCATCCTTCCAATGAAAGCTACCCCTAGTAAGATGGTGCTCATTTATTAAGGAGTCATTATAGTCTATCTGCTGATACAGCTTTGTTAAATTAAAAAGTGATTGCTTGCTCTCATCCCTAAATGCGTGAGACTCGGTACGTGGAAACTGACGATAGAACTCATTCAATGCATCAGGATCATTTTTTAATGACTCTACCTCTGCCTCCCAATAGTCAATGGCTCCATTGTCAATCATCTCACCATCAACACCACGTATCGGCTTTTCAGGTTTTCTGAATACCGGCATACCATATATATCTATGAAACCTTCCATATTCCACTCCATAGGAATAAACAAAGAATACATACCGCTTTTGGTTTGACCGTTAGCATTTCTTTTAGTTACATCAGAGTCATTGTATAGCCTCTTAAACTCATCACCACCCTTTGCCAAGGCATTTGAGGTTGAGCCCATCATACATTTGCCTATAATCTTACTACCTAATCGAAGACAGGTCTTTGTTACACGCCAATTGTTTAATATATTATTTGGTTTTAGCCACTTACCACTCTCATCATGAACCAATAGTAATAGCTTCTCGCCATCATAGCTGTTGTCATCAGTGTTCTTCCAATCTATTGTGGTATCTAAGCCCATTAACTCATCGGTAGCGATGTCATACATATTTTTCTTGGTAATCTTTGCTGCGGGAATCCTAAAGGCTAGCTCGGTCTTTGGCTTGTCCATACCATCCATAATGGGTTTGAAGAAGAATGGCAGCCTACTATTGATAGGTACAACCTTGTCTGTAAACATCTTTTTAGCATCAGCACCGGTCTTAGATAGTATGCCCACCCTAGAATCTTTTGCCAATGTCCCGGTGTTCACACACTCTGATGAGCTCATAAATGAAAATCCTGAACGTCTTATCTTTAGGTAGTCCATTCCAAAGCTTCGCTTGTCAGCCTTACACGCCTCCCAATATATGTATAGTATCCTGTTTGCCTCCCTGTAGTCAGGGTATCCAACATCTATGCTAGTCCACTGTAGATACATATAGTGAGGACCTGTAATGTAGTTAGGTTTACCATTATTCATAAACCAATATCCTATCTCACGCTTATCAAACTCTCCCTCTATATAGTCTACCCATAGATTCTTAAAGTCTGTAGGCTTTTCATTCCATTGAAATATAGATGTAATTTTTTCTAAAGGCTTAGGTATTTCGTTACGTTCCCAATACTGCTCAGATACAGTCTTGCTTCTTTTGTAAACATCCTTAGGTATGGCCGGAAGTGCAATCACTAATCCCCTGATATTTATAATCTCTCCAATCATTCCTGTCTTAGAGATAATTACCATATCATATTTAGAGTCATAGCCATACAACCAACTCTTGTTTCTGTTCTTGTTGGTTATAACATTAGAGGGAACATAACCCTCTAACACCTTGTATAAACTACCTTGACCTTCTTTCTGCAAATCCTTGTTTTGTGTCTACCCTTGACGGACCTTTGTCGGCTATATCTATGTCAGCCCTTTCATTCTCAATCTTTGTAAGTATCTCGAATGCATCGAATATAGCTAATTTTTTTGTAGCTGCAGCATTTTTTAATCTATCTGCCGCAAGTTCATCTTCGGGGTCTATCTTTATAATATCCTCCTTAGCCACCTTGATAAGCTGTTCAACTGCTTTCATACCGGCATCTATAATCCTAAGCTTTATATCCTTGTTATCCATTACATCTTTATTGTTATCTGATGATCATACATCCTATATAGCTTCTCACCATCAACATCAAACTCATACTCGCTCTCAGGTTTGAAGCATACCATATCTCCACTAGATATACCCTTAGACTTTAAATATTCATTAGGGTACTTCATAATCCCAACTAATGGTTCCTCACTAAATGGTTTAAATATATAGGACTCAGATGTAGGCACAGGCTTTACAAAGCAGTACCTGTCGTATGAGTGCCACTCTCCATCCTGCTTATACATAAAAAACTGTTCATCATCTATAAAGAAAAGGTCATCCTTAAAAAAACTCTTGCCACTCTGCTGTCTACCCTTCATATCGTTGTAGAACTTAAATACGTTGTGATGAACTAAGAGTGTGTCTCCATTTTTTATAGGACCCCTATACCCTAGTGGTGTTTCTATTACTTCAGCATACCTATTAGATGCTTTATGGTCTTCCTCTGATGTGCTAGTAATAAAATCAATACCGCCAATGGACTTAACGTTATCATATCGTCTTCCGTTGTAAGGTTTTGTTATGAAATAAAAGGGTGATTTCATATTAAGATATGAAATTTTAGAAGTTTATATTGTACTCGATAGATACAGGCATTGTATTTGTAAAGCTTTTCCAAAGCACAACCTCATCATCTTGCTCAATCCAAATCTTTATGCTTCCATCTTCCTTGTCTTGACGTATAAGGTGTATAGTGTATTGATTATTTAGCACATTCTGTCCTACAATATAGTGCATAGCACCTCCCTTGTAGTCAGGACCTATTGCTATTTTTCTAATATCCATTACACTACTATTCTCAGCTCTCCTGACGCAGTCTTATACACATTGTTTACAGCAAGACCCCCTGCCACTGCCGCAGCGTTATCTGCAAACGTAGACAAAGCTGTTAGCTTAACAGTAGATGCAGCCTCAAAACTAGATGCGGCTCTAAATCCACCAAATAAAACCATTGACCCTGCAGCCTCAAGTGTAAAAATTCCTGTTAGCCCAACGTTACCTGTTTGAACAGTGTTACCTGTTTGAGTGATATTACCTGTAAGAGTAAGGCTCTGTGTAGCTGTATTCCCTGCATCAAGTACATTCTGAAGTGTTATGTTAGATTGAAACAAAGTCAACAGGTCACTAACTAAAAAGTTTTTAGTGACGTTAGTCGGAGTTCCCGAAACATTTGTTCCTATAACTTTATCCGTTAATAAAACAGGACTTGAGTTTTCATATGTACTTATTCTTGCCATCTTTTATTTTTTTTCTGACACCTCTCCTGTCTCTAAGTTTATGACAGCATTGGCTCCATATTTTTTTACTAATTCTTTTTCGTGTTTAGCAAAGTTCTCCTTTAGTTTTTCTATACCTCTAAGTATTGAATGCTTCTGTAGTTCTGCATTTACTAACTTCTCTTTCAAGGTCACTACCTCATTCTGTAACCCACGAATTGCCTCTAATTCTTTTTCATCAAGTTTCATTGTATTATATTTTATTTCTTACAAAGATAGGAATTATTTCTTTCTTGTCTTCTCAACCGTTCTACCACCAAAATATGCAGCTATAACAGTGAGTAAAAGAATCTGTAGCAGGTCAACCCAATTGGCTTCAACCTTAAAATTAATCTGACCTGCATCAATAAAAATCAACAACATTGTACAGAAAACCAAGAACATCAATACCAATGGCCGTACGTTCTTTGACAGCCAAGAGTCTGAGGTCATATCTGCCCTCCACCTCTCGGTAACGTTCTTTTGCATATCAGCCTCAGCTTTGATTAGTATCTCTGCCATTTCTTTCTCGAACTGAGCCTTCTCATCCTTGGTTCTAATGAACTTGTCTACAACCCCTCCGACCTGCTCAACAACTCCTGATCCCTTTCCAAATAGTCTTGTTAATATTTCTTTCATTCGTTTTCGATTTTATTTATCATTTCAATGTGGGCCTTTGCAATACGGTCTCTACCTTCCTCGCTAAGTAAAAGCGTCTTGCACTCTCTCTCGTTTGTCATAAAGAAGTTCTCAGATAGTATAGCGGGCATAGCGGTGTGTATAAGTACATAAAAGTTTGACTCCTTGTCTACATCACCATCACTTGTGTCTTTACGCATCTTGTAGTTAGAAAACTCTTTGTCTACCTCTTCATATAGCACTGTTGCTATATGGTCTGACTTTGTTTCTCCCGGAGAAGTAAAGACCTCCCATCCATTAGCAGACTCATCACTAAATCCATTTGCGTGTATGCTTACATATATACAGGGTTTGTCTGACTCACGATAAACTTCATTAGCCATCTTTACTCTCGTTGATAGCGGCACATCCTCATTGGTGTCTACTAGATTTATATACTCAATATTATTTTGATCACAATACTTAGCAATACGTTTTACTATAGCACGATTAAACTCACCTTCAAATAGCTGAGTTCCATCTGCCCAAATAGGACTACGCTTTCCTGCTGTCTGATAAATTCCATCAATTATTCCACCGTGACCATTATCAAGAATCCAAAGGTATTTTGAATTGCTCTTGATTTCTTGACCACAGCATCTACATACCTTTGCCATAATTTATTATTGAAGTTGATAGAGACGCTCTTCCATAACTTGAAGTTGTCCCTTAATCTCTGTGATTTCCTCCTTAATGAACGTAAGCTCGTTGGAGGTTTTTATTACTGCCTCTTTTACCTCTTGGTCTTGGGCGGGTAATGTCTTAGCTTCCTCAATCTGAGATTGGAGAGTGAAGTACATACTTACAAAGGTTCCTATTAACCCTGCAATAAAAATAAAGTTCCTTGGTGAAAGTTTTATTTTTGTTTCCTCACTAATCGTCTCCATCGCTAATTATTTCATAATTTATTTTTACATCCACCGATGTGGTGGAATAGAATTTTACCACAACGCAACAATGTTTGTTGCTGTAGTTCCTGTTGCAAATACCTTTAGTACCTGAACAGGGATAAAGCTACCTGCAAGTATTCCTGTGAATGTAACGTCATCACCTCCCGCAGTGGTAACCTTAACATCGCCTGCTACACCAACATATAGTAAACAACCATTGTTGCCTTTACCATCTTGTGTTGATATGCTAGGTATTGTTACGGTATCACTTGGAGTGACTGCTGCGGCTCTGTAAGCCTGTAATTTTTGGTAAGCCATCTTTGTTTTTTATATATACAAAGATAGCATTATTTTTTTATACGTAAGAACACGTATTTTATAATTACTCCACGGGCATAGGCTCACTCCACTCCGGGGTAGCCATAAGAAGTAGAGCCTGCTCGTGTGTCATTACCTCTAAGGGCGTAACTGTTCCGTCACTTATAAAGGAAGGTTCTGAATCCCACT